CAGTCGCGTGCACGGCCGGAAGATACATAAATTTAATCCAATTTTACTGCATATTATGCAGGCCGACTGAATATTGATCTGAATCGATCTGAGACGGTCTGACACAATTACTTAGAGTAATGATTAATTGAAGCAAATTCTATTTAAAGGAGGTGAATATGAGTAGACCGCCGGGACCAGCACCCTTGTCAGTGGAGGATAAAGAAGCAAGAGGTAACCCTGGTAAAGCTAATTTGCATAAAGATAAATTACCTAAATTAGAAGTCTTATTCCAATTACCTCCGGCTCCGAAATATCTGGGAGAGTACGGAATTAAAGAATGGGATCGAACTGGTCCGTTATTGGTAGCAGCTAAAATGTTAACGGAAAGTGATCTGCCAGCCTTTCAAGCTTATTGTATGAACATTGATTTACTAATTCAGGCTCAGTTAGATATTCAAGCTAACGGAATGCAAGTAATGGGGCATCGTGGTTGGGTTCGTAATCCAGCGATTGCCGCATTCGGACAAGCTAGTACTGCGATCCGAGGATTCGTAAGTGAATTCGGACTCTCTCCTAGTGCACGAAGCAGAATTCGTATTCCTAAAGATGATCAAGATGTGCTTGGTCTATTACTGGGAGACGATGACACAGGGGAAGATTTCGGAGAGGAACTATAGGAAATGACTGTAACTCGCAAATTTGATCGAGTACCTTCTGATGACTTACGGAATAGAAATTATCCTGTATCTCTAATGTGGACTAAGGAACTTGCACAATGCACAATGATTCAAGCACCCGAGATCTTTACTAAAAAGTGGCAAGATTACGCTATTTTAGATCAGGGATCAGACGGTGCGTGTGTCGGATTCGGTACTTCTGGCGAATTGGCCGCTGAACCAGAGCCAGTTCCTAATATCAATTATAACTTTGCAATGAGTGTCTACAATGATGCTAAAAGGATCGATGAATGGCCAGGAGAAGATTACGAAGGAACTTCTGTATTAGCAGGAGCTAAAGTAGCTAAAAATAGAGGTTACTACAGTAATTATCTGTGGGCAGATAATGAATTGGATATGGCACGTACGATTTCTAATTATGGTCCGGTGATTATTGGTATCGACTGGTATGAAGGAATGATGGATCCGGATTCTAATGGCTATTTACATCCTACTGGGCAAGTTGTTGGTGGACACTGTGTAGTAGTGATTGGAATTAACTACGAGAGTGGTTTTTATACTATTCGTAATTCGTGGGGACAGTCGTGGGGTGACAACGGAGAGGCTAAGATTTATCGGACCGATATGGCAAAACTGATTGCTGCGAATGGCGATGTGTGTAAGCCAGTTCGAATTCCATTAGTACCTCCTACTCCTGAACCGATTCCAGTACCACCAATCAATAAGAAATGTTCGTTCCTTGAGAAACTTTATAACTTATTCCTAACTGGAAAGTGGGGTTGCCTTGACTAATAAATCACGTCAGCCTGTTCATGTTAAGGCTGTAGGAAATCCGAATAAGGGTCGCCCGGCTTCTGTAACTGCTCAGGTTAAAAATACGGGTAATCGCTTGGATACCAAGCCAATTGACCCAGGAAAAGCTGACGAAAGCTAATTAGCTAGAAAGGGAGGTTCTACTATGGACCGAGCGACACTAGCACTTGTTTTTTCAGTAGTCGCATTGATTTTAGTGCTGATTATCTGGCTTTAGTACCTTTAGGAGGGTAGAAATGCCGATTGTTCATACTTCTACCCTTCCAGAAGGTGCGGAGTTTTCGGCTAAGAGAGCAAAAAAGGCCATTAATTTCATTGAACGGATGACTGTACACACTAAATCGACGTGGGCAAGAAAACCATTTGTTCTTGAAGACTGGCAAAAAGGTAGCGCCAAAAAGAACGACGAAGGTAGATGGGAATTAGAGGGCATTATAGCTCCGCTTTTTGGAACCATTACCTATTCTCAGTTCTGGAAGAAGTGGGTGCGACAATACAACACAGCGTGGATTGAAATGGCAAGAAAACAAGGAAAATCAGAACTAATTGCAGCTCTGGCCTTGTATTTGCTTATTTATGACGGTGAATGGTCGGCTGAGATCATTGGTGCAGCTTCAGATAAGAACCAGGCATCGGCAGTTTTCAATGTTGCGCGAGACATGATTAATCTTTCTCCTGCTCTTTCTAAATTGAAAGAAAAGGGTGATCTGGAAATTATCGATTCACGAAAGCGAATCCTTTACAGACCAACGATGTCTACCTATCAGGTAGTTTCTGCGGATGCAATGAGCAACCTGGGAGCAAATCCTTATGCAGTTCTTATTGATGAGGTTTTGGCTCAGCCGAATCGTGATTTGTGGGACTCACTTGCACAAGGTTTTGGTACCCGACCTAATCAATTGATTATTGGTATTACTACCGCTGGACCTGATCGTGAATCGTTCGCATATACTGAGCACCAGCATAGTATTCGAGCGGCTACAACTAATCCGACCATTGATCCTAAGCGATTTTCTTTTGTGGCCTATGTGGACGAAGAAGCAGACTATGAAGATGAAAATCTTTGGTATGAAGCAAATCCAGCTTTAGGTACATTCTTCGATATCCAGCAGTTACGCGACGAGTTGAAGACTGCTAGAGAAAAGGGAGATTATGCGGCATTGAACAATTTCCGCATTTTCCGACTTAATCAATGGGGTAATGATGCAAATAGATGGCTCGATATGACTATTTGGGATCAGAGTGAAGAAGCTGCTGGATTATTTGACCCTGAGCAATTGAAGGGTATCCCCGCTATTGGCGGACTTGACCTAGCGTCCACTCAGGACTTAACTGCTTGGGTACTTGTGTGGCAAACTCCCGAAAAAACGATGGTAAAGCCTCATTTTTGGGTGCCACGTAAGACTTTAGGAAATAGACATAGAAGAATGCGTGAGAGATTCTTAGACTGGGAAGCACAAGGTTGGTTGACTATTGTAGAAAGTGATAGTCATGACTATGACATGATCACAAAACATATCTTGGAAGATATTGAAAGATATAACATTACTACAATTGGTTATGACCAACATCAGGCTCCTTCGATTATTAATCAGGTTGAAGGTAAAACTGATGTGCTTTGTATTTCCGTTCCACAGACCACTACACGCTTAAATCCTGGTTCACAGGAATTAACTCGTCTAATGGGTGTTCGTCAGTTAACCACGAATCAAAACGGAATGATGCGATGGATGGCATCGAATGCCAATTATAAGCAAGATTCAGAAGGTAAAATTAAGCCTGACAAGCTAAAATCCAAGGCACCTATTGATGGGTTGATGGCATTGGTTACTGCACTTACAGTATTAGTTGGACTTGATATTCAAAAAGAAGCAAACTTGTTTGTATTCTCCGACAATGAATTGTTCGGTGATAACTATAATGCTTTTGATGATGATTGGGATTAGGAGGGTAGACCGTGGCATTTTTTGACTTATTCCGCATTAACAAGCGGTCTGCCACTGAATCTAGGGTTATCGAATATGATCCAGAAACTGGATTAACTAGAGACGCATGGAACTCAATGCCTGAAGAATTACGCGCTGTGCTCCCATGGAATGTCTATGGAAATGAAGATGAAGGAACTAAAACCAATAGTGGTGTGTATGTAAGTGAGGACTCGGCCTTTAAAATGGGTGTTGTGTTTGCTGCAATTACACTTATTGCTGATGGTGTTGCTTCTTTGCCACCACACGCTTATACACTAGGTGCTGACGGTAATCGCCAGGAACAGGAAGTTCCACAGTGGATTCGTGCGCCTCACCCGGAAATTAGAAGATTTGATATTTTTAATCAATTACTAGTTTCTGCATTGACTTGGGGAAACGGGTATGCTGCTTTCCGTCGTCGTCCAAGTGATGGTGTAATTGTGGGATTGGATGTTTTAGATCCTGCATCGGTTACTGTGGAATGGGACCCGAATAAGGCCGGATTCCGTAGGTATCGTGTTGGTGGTAACGGACCATGGTACACGTCTTTTGATATTTTCCATGTGCAAGGACCTACTTTACCAGGAATGCCTGCCGGAATGTCAGTAATTCAATATGCGCGTGAAGCTATTGGATTAGGACTTACCTTAGAAGAATATGGTGCCCGCTATTTCGGTCAAGGGTCACAAGCTAAGATTGTTTTGGAAATTCCTAACAATGTCGATGAAACAAAGGCAAAGGACATTGTTCGTACATTCGAGCGATTCCACAGAGGAAAGAACAATTGGCATCGTCCAGCAATTGCATCGGGTGGAGCAAAGATTCATCAAATCACTATTCCGCCGGATGATGCACAGTTCCTTCAGTCGCGTGAACATCAGGCAATTGACATCGCTAGATGGTTCCGAGTTCCGCCGCACCGAGTGGGAATTGTAAGCGCTTCTACCTCATGGGGTTCTGGATTAGCAGAGCAAAATACAGCAATGCTACAGGGAACTTTCGGACCGTGGATCACGCGCTTACAGGATGCCTTAAGTGCTTATGCTCCTGGTAATGAAGGTTTGGGTACATTTATTGAACTCGATACCTCAGCATTGCTTATGGGTACCTTTAAGGAATTGTCTGATACTTGGGTTGGTCTATTTGAAAAAGATGTTTCTACTAAAAATGAAACACGTATGAAATTAGGACTTCCTAAAGTTACTGACGGAGATAAGTTCTTTTCCGAAATTGCATCGGCACAGCAGCAGGAATTGGCTAAAGTGCAGGGTGACGCGATGGCTCAGAATTCTCCTAATCCTGCGAATAGTACACCGTCTCCGCCAAAGAGCGGTGCTAATTCACCGGGTGAAGGTGGACGTACAAAGCAAGAAGATAAATTACGTAAACAGGATGCCGCAGCAGGACGCTCTATTTTAGATATTTTAGATGAAGAATTCGAAGCTGCTACTTCGGAATCGCGCTTTAATAAAATTCACAGTAAAGCTAGTGGACAATTTGCTTCTAAAGAAGGAATGTCACCAGCAACTGATGAAAGTAAGGCTCGATTCAAAGAAGTTACTGGTAAGTCAATTCCTCCTGCTTGGACTGATGTTCAAATTGCTGATAATTTAGAAACTGCTGATCTTCAGGTTTTAGGCCGAGATTCAAAAGGTCGTAGACAAGCATGGTATTCAAAGGAACACACAGCACGTCAGGCCGAAAAGAAATTCCAGCGAAACAAAGAATTGCAACCCCATTTAGATAAATTGGATTCAGCACTAGAGCGAGATGCATTAACTAGCGATGAAGCGGGAGCACTTACTCTAATTCGTCGGATGGGAATGCGACCAGGGTCTAATGCTAATCGTGGTGCAAAGGTACAAGCACACGGCGCTACGAACCTAAAAGCAAAGCACGTACATTTCAATGACGATGGCTCTGCAACCCTTGATTTCACTGGTAAAGATGGAGTCCACATTGTACTAAAGACACATGACTCTAAGGTGGTCGATGTTCTTCGATCTCGTCATATCGGTAAGGATTCGGAAGAACAGCTTTTTAATACTAATGAAGATAAAGTACGTCGGTATATGAATAGTGAAGGTGGAATTCCTAAAGAATTTCTACTAAAAGATCTACGTACTAATCACGCTAATGTGGTTGCATTGCGCGAGGTTAAAAATATCGAACCTCCTCAGTCTAAGCCTGATTTTTTGAAGGCACGTAAGGAAATCGGGCGTCGAGTTGCTACTGAATTAGGAAATGATGCATCAATGGCATTAAGTTCTTATATTAATCCGACAGTGTTTACACCATGGGTAAAGGATGGGAGCTGGATTGAGTAATGACTGATGTTTATGAAGCTCATACCTTTACTGCTGAAGAAGAAGCAGCATTATTAAAAGAATGGTTTGATACTGTTCAGTTTGATGTTGAAGATGAAGGAATTCCTGAATTAAGTCCTGAAATCGATGACGAGGAACCACAATCAAGATCAGCAGATCCATCTACTATGGATACTGAAACATTGTTAACTGAGCTTAGAAAGCGTGAACCTGATAACCCTTTCTAGAATGGCACTCTTTGCAGGCCATTGTGGAGAGTGCCCCTAAGAAAAAGAGAGGCAACCCTTATCGGGACGCTAATGGTCGAATGACTTCTAAAGATAAAGCTGTTTATGATATTCGCGCTAATCCCTATCACGATAAAGCTGGTAAATTTGCAAAGCATTCTTCTTCTGGTGCTCCTACTGAGAAAGTAGGAAAAGATGACCCTGACATGATGATTATGAATCAGAATGACGTTTATCCTTTTGGCGCACCCTGGCAGAGTTCTAGTAATATGGAAAAGCGTGCTGGTGGATTATGGTCTGAATCATATGCTGGACATAAACAAGTTACAAAAGCAGTTGCTAATAATAAAACAGGAAAGCCTACTCTCGAAGATGTGCCATTAGGTGGACATCAGTATACTTTATTACAAGCGGGAGCTAAAGACTTACCGGATGGAACCAGACAACCTGGACCGTATAAGGAAAAGAATTTAAAAGCAGATATCCGAAATGCTGCTGCTGTTCTTCAACATCGAATGGATACTGCATCAACTCATAGAAGTCCATTATATCGTGGGATTCTTTTGAATCGTAAAGATTTACCAAAACCAGGGGATACTTTCGAGACGCCTATTTCTAGTTGGGCAAAGAAACGAGAAACTGCTGAAGTCTATGCCTATGCTCGGCCAAACGAATCATTAGGAATTGTCGGAGATCATGCTGTAGTTTTGCGAATGGTTGGTTCAAAGAAATCAGCAGATATTAGCGATATTGTCGGTTCTGGAATTATGGATGACGAGCACTTATTCCAAGGCAAAGTCAGAGTAAGAAGAGTCACAAGAAAAGGTAAATCTGTTAATATTGAAGTGGAGCAAGCTAATGACTAATTTATTAGATGAGCCACAGGGCCTTTTTGATAATTCCGGTAAGACTCTTCTGAAGGAAGAAGTTGAGGCACAAATTAAATTACTTCCTTCTAAAATTGCTGCTGCGGAAAATGATTCAGAATCCCGAGCGTCTCGTACGTCTAAAGTAGAACGACGAATTATCAAAAAACTTAAGATCTGTGAACGATGCCGATTGAATGAAGATCCTAATAATGTTCCTGTTCATCCGCATTGTGATTGCGATGTGGTGAGTGATTCTGTTGAATCTGGGGTAGGAGATCCTGAGAGCCGATTCTTTAAGCAATTACATTTAGGTGATATTGCAATGGAAGTGATCGGAGACACTGAAGGACTTGAAATTAATCTTAGTAGTGGTATCCAATTAAATCCAGAAACTGCTGCAATTCTAGAAGGTGAAAATGTAAGATTCGCTGATTTGGCGAGATGGCTGGAACAAATGCAGCCATACCTAGACCAGGGTGCACAATTCGTGTCCATTGTGGTCGATGACGATACCGAAGAGGCTGTGCAACAATCAGCGGAGACTTTGCAAAGTGTTGCTGAAGGATCGGTAGAGATTTCCGAAGCAATTCGAAGTCGCAAACTGTGGTTTGCATTAGCTAAGGCGGTAGCATTCTAATGAGTAAGGTTTATTTGCTTCCTGTCAATCGATTGAATCTTGACGATTTACGGAAAGCCTTTAAGGAAGCCAAGGCAGATGCCCGTAATACTAAAGCGGTGTCTACTTCGGAGGGAGGAAAGCAGGATGACTCAAAGACTGCTTGAGCGCCGCATGACTACGGGTGAAGTCGAAGTTAGAGCAAAAGGATCGAGCATTTATGCCGAAGGATATGCTTCTGTATTCGAAAAGCGTAGCGGTAATCTTGGTGGCTTTGTTGAAAAAGTTAAGCCGACTGCTTTTAATAAAACAATTCGCGAGGCTGATGTTCGTGCACTATGGAATCATGATCCTCAATATGTTATCGGTCGAACAGGTGCCGGTACTTTAGAACTGTCCATTGATAACAGTGGATTATATTATCGATCTTTACTCCCGAATACCAGTTATGCTAAGGATTTAGCTGAGCTTTTGGAACGTAGAGATGTTCGTGAATCTTCATTCACATTTTTTAAGGTGCAAGACGATTGGGATTTAACAGAAGAAGGCTATCCGCAAAGAAGTCTAATTGAAGTTGGTCTAATTGACGTAGCACCAGTAACATTTCCTGCTTACCCCGATGCCACTTCTGGGGTAGCGCGTCGTAATGCTCTTACGAGTTTAGCGAAGCGATGTGGCATTAATGGTTGTGACATCGACTCTACATTAGATACTGATGAAGCAATCAAGCAAGCTATTGCACGACTACTTGAGCCGGGCGAGTCCACTGAGGATAGAGCTAATTCTCAGCCGGAATCAGATAATACCACTCAGCAGAATAGCAAGCTAAATAAAGAAATTGCTCGTAAGCTACTTGCGCAAGATGAGTTGCGTCAATTGGCGGAAGAGTTTAATTTCTAAAAGACGGCCGGATTAAAGCCACCGTTATTTTTCTTTAATCGCTTTAAAAGAAAGGAAGAATACCTCATGGCAAATGAGAATCTTCCAGCGGAAACTCCGCTGCTAAAGCGCCTTAATGAACAGCGTATTGCTGCTGCTCACGCTCGCAAGGAATACCTAGAGCGTGCTGCTGATGGTGAGGAATTGTCTGCTGAAGACAATCAAGCATTCGAAAAGGCGTCTCGATCAATTGACCATTATGGTAAATTGATTAAGGATGAAATCGATCGTATTCAGAATGACAGCGATCTTGCTGCTGCTTACGAGTCAGGTGTACAAAAGGTAAATGAAGCTCGTCAGCGTGGTGATCGTAAAGGTGAAGAACAGCGCGGCGGACTAGCACAGAAAATGCGTGAAGATCTAGCGGCATCGCGTCGTGGAGAAACTCGTAATGGTGGGGCTTATCAGGAATTGCCAGAACATCGTGATTTGGTTGTAGGAACTGCAAACGTAGGTGGGGCAACCGTTCCAACTACTTTGGTAGAAACCCTATACCAGAAGCTATTTGATGATTCTGCTGTTCTACAGGCTGGACCTACTGTTTTGCGTACCAATTCAGGTGAAACTATGAAGCTACCTCGATTGACTTCATTAGTTCTTACTCCTGGTGGTTCCGCATTCACTCAGGCCAATGCAAAGGTCGCAGAAGCCGGACCTATTCTTGAAGGTGAACCTCGTTTTGATCAGGTTCAGTTGGACGCTTATAAGTATGCACAATACACGCAGGTTTCTCGTGAATTGGTCGAGGATGGTGTTCTCGATATCGAAGCGCTATTGGGACAAGTTCTTGGACGTAACCTTTCTAACTTCATTGGTTATGACTTAACTCTTGGAACTGGAACCGGTGAACCTCGTGGTGTACGTACTGTTGTTCAGGCTGGAAACAAGGTGTCTACTGCCGCAGGTGGTTTGTGGGATACTACTGATTTCGATAAGTTCTTCGATGTAATCGGAAAGGTAAAGCCTGGATACCGTCGTAATGGTAAGTGGCTTGTAAACGATTCTTCTTCATTCTCGCTACGTAAGTTGAAGATGGGTTCTGTTTACGCTTGGGAACCGAATCTACAGACTGCTGGTGCTCCTGATACTTTCTTGGGTTATCCGCTATTGACTGATCCGAATATTCCAGTTGCTGCGTCCAATGCTGGTGTTACTGCGCTATTTGGTGACTTCTCAGCGTACTACGTGCGCATGGTGAAGGATGTTCGTATCGAATGGTCGATGGAATTTGCATGGGTTAATGACCTATTGTCTGTAAAGGCTGTAATGCGTGCCGATGGTGACGCAATCGATGACGATGCGTTCTCTGCTCTAAACTCTATTACATAATTCTCTGTCCTGTAGGGACAACTTATAATTACATATAGAAAGGGACTGTGCCTCGAATCTCACGACGGGGCACAGTCCACTTTAGATAGGGGAGAGCATTGATGCCAGACAGACTTGTTTTAATGCCCGAACTTGAAGGCACAGAACATAAACTTTGGAGACGAGTATTCTACTCTATCGTTTTAACTTCGGTCGAGTTCTTTCTAGCAATTGTTGCAGTTTTAACTGGAATACCAGTTATTATTGATCCTGTTGGATTATCATTAGCTTCTGGAAGTTTAGTTAAGCTACTTCCCTTCTGGTTGGTTGATTTATGGGCTGGTCAATTTTTGCTAGGTGGAGGAATCACTATTTGGGGAATTGTTGGTAGTGATTTTAGAATGGAACAAATTGGAGTATTATTACTCTTATCTGGTGCGTTTGTTTATGCCTTAGCACTTACTACACTTCTTCCCGGATCTTGGATTGCCTTTGTTACTTACATGTTATTTGTATTGGCGATGGCTGCGCGCTATTGGGTATTAGGTAGATTAATTAAGCTATCAGGTAGACTTAGATGGCATTTTCTACGGGCTAAAGAAGACAAGGAGTAGCGCCGGTGTTCGGATTAGAAGCAGGGACTATTATTGCTCTTTTGGCAATGTTGATTTCCTTATTCGGTGCCGGAATCAAGTTTATTGATCGAAGAAGACAACTTAACAAAGAGCAAAAAGAATTAAATAAGAAACAAGCAATTTCCGACGTTGAACGCGATTCTATTGTTATTCGCGGAGCCGAAGGTGCCCTTCTACTGATGGAGAGAACATTGAAGACCTCGAATGAAGAATGTGAAAAACGAATCAATGAACTAGAAGAGGAAATTACTGAACTTAAATGTGAAAATAGTACATTGCGGCAAGAGCTTAAAGAAGTATCTGCCCAATTACATGATGTAAATACAAGATTGCGGAGGATTGAGTAATGGCTGATAACCTTACTGACGCTGCTGAGAATCTTGCGCTGAATTTCTTATTCAATAACCAGACAGCGACTCGCCCGACTCTGCCATTAAAGTTAAAACTGATGACAGCAAATGGAAGCGATTCATCAGCGGGAACAGAATTGGGAACTAGTGGTGGATATACTGCTGGCGGATCGACTGTTGTTTTTGCTGCCGCAGCTTCTGGTGCCGTTGCTACTAATGCCGATGTTAGTTGGACTAACATGCCTGCTGCAACAATTGTTGGTGTTGAAATTTGGGATACTGCTGGTTCTCCAGTTCGACTTGCTTATGGCGCTTTATCAGCAAGCAAGACAACAAACTCGGGTGATACGTTTACGATTACATCCGGACAATTGACCATGACGCTTGCCTAATTAGGAGTGTGAGTACATGGCACGTATTTATGAAGCTGCGACTACGAAAACAACTGGTGCAGCAGCCGGGCAAATTCTCAGTATCACTACTGGTACTAGACGTGCATCAATTCTAGAAATTGGTGTATTTGCAACAACTGCTGTTGCTGGTGAATTTGGATTAGGCAGAGCGACAGGAACAGGCGCAACTCCTACTAGTGTATTGGTACAGGCAATGGATACCGCAGATGAAGCGGGAACTTCTAACCTTACTTCTTATGCTTCTGGTGTTACTGCTCCGTCAGTGTTTATGCGAAGAATTCAATTACCAGCAGTAATCGGAGCTGGTGTGATTTGGACATGGGCACCTGGCGAATTCACTGTTCCAGCATCTATTACTACAACAACAGCTCCTGTTATTTGGCAGATTTCTTCTTCCGCTGTCACTTATGATGTTTATGTAAAGGTATTGGAGTAAGCCTATGCCCGGCCCAATTTATACGGCGGGCCGGACCCCGCTCACCAGTGACATTGTAACGGCAGGCGGATTATTAGTTGGTCCGTCACCGTCCGCATACCCAAAAGCCTTAAAGCAACAATTACTAGCTAGTCTTTCTTCTGGTCCAGATGCTATGTCTTATATTAGAGAGATTCTTTCTAATGAGGGATCAGGAGTTGATATTTCGGTAAATACCGGTTCAGGAACTGTGGCCGGTGACTTAATTTTAGTATTCCATTCTAATGACTACAATGATTTAGTAAATCTTACTCCTCCTACTACGGGATCGTGGACACTTCAAGCAAGCGGAGATAATGGAACATTATCGTCTCACGTAAGAGTATGGAGTGGTTCAGCAACTGGTGGCACACAAACGATTACTGTGCAACCTACCGTTAGTGGTGAAGAGCATGCACTTTTTGTTGTGGTATTTAATAGTGGATCATACACTGTGGATGGTGCGGCCGGAAACAATGGGCCTGCATCGGCGTCCCAAGTTTGTCCGACAGTAACCACGAGTGGCACAACTGATATTCTTTTAACAATGCCGACTACACTTGGTGCTGTTGGTGGTACATATACTCCACCTGCTGGTACTACTAAAAGAGCTACAACTAATGATCCATCGTTCGCATTCACAACTTCATTAGGAACAGAAGTATTAACTTCAGCCGGTGCTACGGGAACACGAACATGGACATTTAGTTCTTCAATTGGTGCATGGGCAAGTGTATCTATTGCGGTGAATGTGGGTGGCGGCGGGACTCCGGTTGTTAATGGCGATGCTGCATTAAGTCAAGATTCAACATTAGCAGCTAGTGCTTTAGTAACTGAGTTACCGAGCGCTGGATTAAGCGCAATGTCTGCTATGGTAACTCCTGCATTAAACACAGTATTGGCTTCTGCCAGCCTGAGTCAGAATTCAACAATGGTTGCAATTCCGACTGTCAAAGGAGATGCAAGTTTAAGTCAGAATGCGACATTAGTTGCTAGTGCTTTAATCACTGAATTACCCTCTGCCGCTCTTACAGGACAAGCAATTCTGACGGTTGCAGCTTTGAACGCTGTTCTAGCGTCGGCTGCTTTTACTATTCAAGCCAATCAGAATACGTCAGCACTAGTTACTGTGCTAGGAGCTAGTGCCGAAACCGCACAGACGAATCTAGCAATTGGTAATTTAGTAACTGTATTCGGTACCAGTTCTCAAAGTGCTATTGCCACATTATCAGCAACAGGAACCGTTATTACTTCGGGTCCTAGTGCTGCTTTAAGTGGACAGTCTACAATGACTGTTGCCGCATTGGTTACAGAGCTTCCTTCTGTGACACTAAGTCAAAATGCAACAATGACAGTAAGTGGCATAATCACTAGACTAGGAACAGCAAGCCTGAGTCAGAATATGACATTGGTAGCAAATTCATTAGTTTCAACAACTGGTGTTTCTGCACTATCAGCAATTCTTACTTTGACAGCTTCGGGAACTGTTGGTGCATTACCGATTACTGCATTCCTTTCTGCGGATAGTGCATTATCTGTAACAGCGGTTATTGCAAGAATTGGGACAGCTAACCTTAGTGCTGATCTTTCGTTGGCAGCTAACGGAAAAGCAAGTACATTTGCCGCTAGTGGTCTAAGCACGACAACCACTTTGGCAGTAACTGGAGTTATTACAAAACTTGGATCGTCTGTATTAAGTGCACAGTCCACATTGTTTGCTACCGGATTTATTCCTGTTGTCTATAATGGAGTAGCTAATCTTTCTTCAATTCTGACACTTTTGGCAGTAGGACAAGCTAACCCTCCATGGGTATTTACTCTTATCGAATTTGGAGCAGTTACCTCTAATGGAATGGAAGCAGATAGTGCATCGTCTAATAATTATGAAGGATCGACTTCGTCTACAATTATCATTGAAGGAGGTTAAGTGGAACGTGTCTTGCGAAATACTGCTGCCACAGTCAGCGTAACCTTCTACAATGGAACAACCGCAGTAGAAGCTGATGGCGCAGTTACAGTAGTAGCTAAAAAAGCTGATGGCTCTACTTTGCTTAGTACAACTGCAACAAATCAGCCTGCGGTTGGAGTTTATTCTGTTGTGATTCCGGCTCAATCTGCTCTAAATTTTCTTACTCTATCGTGGACTGGTTCGTTTACTGGAACACCAGTAACTATTACATCAGAAGTAGAAATTGTTGGTGGATTTTATTTCTCTCTCGGAGAATTAAGATCATACGAGTCAACTTTTGCAAACACAACTAAATATCCAGATTCTATGCTAGCTGATGCGAGAGATCAAGTAGAATCGGAGTTTGAAGACATTTGTCATCGTGCATTTGTTCCTAGATTCTGGCGAGAAGCTTCATTGGAAACTGACTCTGATGAATGGATGATTTGGACAGAGAAGCCTGAAGCTAATGTGTTTACTGTACTTTCTCAAGCTGGACAAGATCATTTATCATATTACACTAGTGGTTATTTAGTTAGAGACAAGCATTCTCCAAGAGGTATTCATGTAACTAACTATGCTACTAATTTATTTAATTATGATACTTTGTATTACCCGATCTCAGCCGAGTATGAGTACGGAATGAAACAGGTTCCAATTCCTATTAAGACTAAGGCATTGAAGAGAGCAAAACAGAATTTATTAGGATTAAAGTCTACTATCGATGAAAGAGCAACTACTATGTTGCTTCCTGATATTGGTCAGGTTAATCTGGCTACTCCTGGAGAAAGAGGATCTGAAACAGGAGTACCGGATATTGACGTAGTTCTACGTCGTTATACGTTAGATGGTGGGGCGGGTGTTTATTAATGGGTACTACTGCATTCGATATTAAGGATCGTCTTATTGCACAATCGAAATTGCGATCTGCCCTATCAGCTTTAGCAAGTGATGATGCAATTTGGGACAGTGCCTATTCTGGTACCCAGCGGCCTAGACAACTTTTATGGGTCGGGGAAATTGTATGGGCATTAGATCAGAATGTTGCATTCGGTCGAACCCCACCATCGCGTGAGGAAGAATACAACATTAGAGTTGGCATTGAGATCAATGATAATGATGAAACTCAATCAGATGCCAATGCAAAAGCGAAAGCCATTATGCAAGATCTAGAGGACATGGTTGGGCATTATGATTTATTTGCCACCGCCGCTCCCGGATTGGTTCGAATCGGCATTGTCCCCATTGGACTTGGTGAGGGTCCTGGTGGTGCTGAAGGTGGACGCGCTGCATTCATGGCATTGCAAGTGAATGTTACTGCGCGTAAATAAGAAAAGGAGAATGACTAAATGTCAGGATCATTGACTCGCTTCGGTATAGGGAAGGAAACCACTTACGGTACTGCCGTTGCCATTACCGACAGCTTTGAAATTATGAGTGAGGATTTTGCAGGTAAATATGAGCGTACAAATGCGGAAGCACTTTCCGGTGCCTATGTAATGCGTTCTGACAGATTCTCAGTGAATAAGAAAGGTGCTGAAGGATCAGTAACCTTAGAGCCATTCACCAGAGGATTTGGAGCATGGCTTAACTTCATGATGGGACAGGTTGCTACTACTGGTCCTGTTGAAACTGCTGCCTATACTCATACTGGAACCATTAACAGTTTGAATGGTAAGAATTTAACTGTTCAAGTTATTCGTTTCGATGAAGGCGGAGTTGGACGACCTTGGACATATGAAGGTGGAAAGGTAACTAGTTACGAATTTAGTAATTCAGTTGATCAGACTCTTCGATGCACTGTGAATATGGACTTTGAATTAGAATCCAATCCAGATTCCCCCGCTGGTGTTTATGCTGGAACTGCATTGACTGCATTGCCCAGTTCGCCAACTGGTGCGAATGTTTTCGTATGGGATCAGGGAACTATTAGCGTAGGTGGTACTGCTTACGATATTAGCGAAGTAACTATAGGTGTAGATAACTCCTTGAATGTTGATCGATATTTCATTCGCCAGGGCGCATCTAAGCGTGAACCGATTCAAGATGGTAAGCGTGAAGTTACTTGGTCATTTACTACTACTTATGCTGATAACAACCTTTGGGAAAAGGTAAGCTCTGCTACAGTTGCAGGTTCTTATGCAACTTTGCAAGCTAAGTGGGTAGGATTAATTTCAATTCCTGGTACTTCTACTCCACTTTATCCATGTATTACTATCGATATTCCAGTTGCTCGATTTGATGAGGGTGGGCCAAATGTTGATGGTGATGGAATGCTAGAGCAGACTTTCAGTGGTGTTGGGCTGTATGACGGATCGACTTCACCTATCACTGTTACTTATAAGTCACAGGATGCAACTGTTCTTCAGTAAGGATTTAAGATGGCACAGACACGTAGTCGTGGCACTAGTCGGAGACAACCGGTAAATGCCACCATTGAAGGATTACAAGGATTCCTAAAAGATATGGGAGTTATCCCGTCTCAGATGGCGAGAGCTGAAAAAGTATTTCAGACTATTGCTGCGGCTACAGTCTATACCACTGCAAAACAACTTGCAATTCAAGAAGGTCCGCAGCAAACACATTTCGCTGTAACACTTAAGCAAACTGGCGGGGGTACCGTCTCCTATGGAGGAATGCCCGGTGCTATGGGTGCTGAGTTTGGAGCTTATGTGTATAAACAATTCCCTATTTGGCGAGGTAATAAGCAAGATGCTGGTTATTTCTTCTGGCCTGCTATTAGAGAATTTAGAGATGAAGATATGATTAATTTATGGGTGCGCGAAGTATGGACAGTCGTACAAGATCTGTTCAGCGGATAGTAAAGGATTGGTAGCAAAGTGAGTGAAAAGAAGAAGATTCAAATTAATATGGATGATCTGACCTTTGGTGAGCTTGAACTCTTTGAAGAGGTAACTGGCTTAGTTATGTCAGACGCCATTAAAACTGAATACGTAAGAGATAGCAAGGGAAATAGAGTTGCTGATCCGGATGATCCTAAAGGTCGTCCACTAACAGAAACTAAGATGGGTGTAAAAGCAATGATGGGAATGGTATATCTTTCATTGCGCAGAGATGAACCGGATATTACTTGGGAAGCTGTTCGTAGTATGAAACTCTCTGAAATTGATTTTGATTTGGTCGAGAATGAAGAGGGAAAAGAAGAACAGAAAGAGATCGACAGCTAGACAAGGAAAAAGAGCGTAGGTTACGTATTATGATGGAACTTGCGCACTTTTATAATGGATGGACTCTTGATTACATTCGATCCCTTTCCATTCGCGAATTAAATGTAGCTCGTGAATACATGAATCACGTAAATAGTCAGGGAGGGGAAAGTGGCAAACAACGACACTCGTCGATTAAGGGTAGTGGTAACCGGTGAGTCCGGAGAAGCACAACAAGCCCTAGAACAAGTTGGTAAGTCTGCCGAAAACTCACAAAGTAAACTTGTCACCCTGACTAAAACAATTGCCGGGATGGCAGGGAAAGGAATTCTTGCATTAGGTGGTTTAGGCGCTGCTGCTGCAACAATGGGATTCTCAACTGCCACCCAACTAGAACAGGTTTCAGTTGGATTTACGACTATGTTGGGTTCAGCGCAGAAAGCTCAAAAATTCTTAAAGCAATTGCAGGCTTTCGCGAATACTACACCATTTGAATTTGAAGATGTAACTGGTGCAGCTCAGAAATTCCTATCAATGGGATTTGCTGCCAAAGACGTAATTCCTATGCTTACTGCTGTTGGTGACGCTGTTGCGGCAATGGGTGGTGGGGCTGAACAAATTGACACCATTACAACTGCCCTTACTCAAATGCAAATTAAGGGTAAAGTTTCTGGTGAAGAAATTATGCAGCTTGCTGAACAAGGTGTTCCAGCCATTCAGATTCTAGCAGATAGTTTCCATGTATCAACTGGCGAGATGTCAAAGATGATCTCTAACGGGGATATTCTTTCCAAAAAAGCTATTCCTTTAATTATCAAGGGCCTAGAACAAGGTACCAAGAATGTAAAGGGTTTTGGTGGAATGATGCAGGCTCAATCGGAAACGATGGCCGGTAAATGGTCCACCTTTATGGATACTATGAAATCTGGTTTAGGAAATCTTGCAAGTATTGCACTGCCTGGTGCTAAGAAAGCTGTTGATTTGCTTAGTGCTGGGTTTTCTAATTTCTTTGCCGGGTTGCAAGGACAAGGTAAGCTAAAAGGTTTTTCAGGGACTCTTAATCAAGTTGGACTTGGTATCCGGGCAATGGTTGCTGCCTTTAAAGAAGGAGATGTAACTAGTAAGGGAATTGTTGGTACCTTCGAGAAAATCGGAGTTGCAGCTAGAGAAGTCTACGATGCCCTTCTTCAAGTAATTGAAGCAACCAAACAGATGATTTCATGGTTCAAACAGCATGATACAGTAGCTAAAGCATTAATCGGTACAATGACTGCACTATACGCCATTACTAAGGCCTATGCAATTGTAACTGCGGTGCAAGCTGCTGGTGGATTACTAGCAATGTTTAAGAATCTTGCTTTAGTAATGTCAGTAATGAAAACTATTACCGCAGTTCAATGGGCTTATAACGGTGCAGTTGCGGCAGCGAGTTATTTACAAATTGCTGGATATCTTAGTGCTCTCGCTATTGCTCAAAAAGCGGTAGCATTTTGGACTAAGGTTGTTACTGCTGCACAATGGCTATGGAACGCTGCTATGACTGCTAATCCGATTGGCCTTATCATTGCAGCAATTGCCGCAGTAGTTGCAGCAGTTGTTCTATTATGGAAAAATAACGAAGGATTCCGTAAATTCGTTTTGACTGTTTTATGGCCTGCAATTAAAAAGGTCTGGGATGCGATTAAAACTGCGTTCGAAGCTACAGTAAATGCTTTGGTTGCGGGGTGGCACTGGTTAGCAGATAACACGATGAAGGTATGGAATGCTATCTGGGGATTTGTTGCGCCGATCATTCAAAAGATTATTGCAGTTATTTCCCCTATTGCTGGGTTCATTACACACCTAGCTCAGATTTTCTGGACTTTCTATACTAATGCTTGGAAAATTGTTTGGATCTTAGTTCAGATTGCTGTTAAACTTTTTGTAATGTATCTACAAAATGTTGTGTGGCCGTTAATCAAGTGGGTATTTACACAAATTGCTGGAATCATTTCGTGGCTATATAATACTTTCTGGAAGCCAATTTGGCTAGCCATGAAAGATGTTATTGGCAAGTTTGTCGGATGGCTTACGAACACTGCACTCCCATTCATTAAGAAGGTGTGGGATGCAATTAAGCTTACTACCCAGATCTTAAAGGATTACTTAGCGGCTAGATGGAATGAAGTCGCTAATAAAATCCGTGCAGTCTGGAATGCTGTTGCTGGGCCTATTAACGCAATTTTCAGTAAAGCTATTGACTGGGTCAAGAACAAGATTGCAGCCTTTAAGGTTGGTTGGAATATTCTTTGGGATGCTGTTTCAGGAAAAGTAAAGAGTGTTTGGGGATCAATTAAAACTGCATTCGAAGTTGGTGTCCAAGGAGTAGAAAAAGCCTGGAATAAGTTAAAGGATACTGCAAAGGCTCCTGTTAATTTTGTTATTAATGATATTTATAATAACCGAATTCGTGCACTGTGGAATAAGGTTGCAGAGAAGTTTGGAATTAAAACTAGACTAGATCCGATTAAAGGTTTTGCTCGTGGTGGAACTGTCGGAAACGGTTATGGTACAAAGGACGATCAGCTAGCTTTGCTTACTCGTGGTGAAGGTATTCTTACCACTAAAGAAATGCGTAAACTAGGTGGTCCGACTGGGTTCAAGAAATTCCGTCAATCTCTAGCTATGTATAATAAAGGTGGAGTTGTTGGTGGAGACGGTAATGGAGTTATCAATTGGTTAGGACATAAGGCAAAGGACATTTTCCAGGGAGTTGCTGGTACTGTTATCAAGCCTGTTGTTAACCAGATTCGAAACTTCATTAATTCTGGTTTATCACCTGATGGTTTCTCTGGTCTTATGCGTGGCGGTGCAAATAATATTTTGAATAATCTAGTTTCGTGGGTTGCTGGCAAAGATAAAGAAGGTGGAGCAATTGGCGGGGGTGGAGGCTCCGGAATGGGATGGCAAAACCAAATGCGTGTCTTGCATTCCGCATTCCCAGGTCTTGCGCTAATCTCTGGATTCCGTCCAGGAGCGCATACCCTTTCTGGTAACTTGTCATATCACGCATTAGGTCGTGCAGTTGACGTTCCGCCTATCAAGGCAGTTGCAAACTGGATTAGATCTCATTATGGAAACTCTTCGAAAGAACTTATTACTCCATGGCCTCAGTTAGACTTGAGAAATGGTAAGTTCCATGATTACGATGACGCCATTGATGCACAGCACGGTGTATATGGAAATAATGCTCACGTGCACTGGGCAATGGATTCGGTTTCCCGCGTCCAGCCAGGATGGTTCAGTGGATATAATGGGACTGGTCGTCCAGAAACCTTAGTAAATAAGGATCTTATTGGGCCGACTATTCAGATTGATAATGTAACTATTGTGCTACAAGGTACTGGTTATACTCAGCAAGACGTAAAGAATATTAGAAACGAATTGCTAAAACTAGCAAAAAGAAATGGCGGAGTTAGTGGACTCCCACAGAGCTAAAGGAAGGTAAAGATGGCTTTTCCTGCTGATCTAGAAATTGAGATCGCTTTTAATAATGATTTTGATGAAACTACCTCTGGTCAATCCGGGTGGACTTCAATTCTGCCTTTTGTGTCATCTTTCGATGGTGACTTAAGAGGAAGAGAATATGAATTAGATCAAACGGAAGCCGGAAGCCTTTCAGTCGTTCTTGACAATAGCGATGGCCGCTTTCTCCCCGGCAGCGTTCAATCACCTTATTACCCGTATGTGAAATCGGACCGTAGATTTCGTATTAGAGGAAAGAATATGGTGCATCCGAATGTTGCTCGGGGAGGAAGCCGCGATCACAATACTTCAGGGTTTATGCAATATGGTTCAGGATACAGTACGAATTATTTTGGAAATGTTTATTCTTTTGATACAGTGCGTGTTGTTACAGCTAGTGGAGAGAACGCCCCGGATGAAGCTAAAGAGAAAGCGAATGATGGTTTAGTTCAAACTAAGTGGTTAACTTTTGCTAACACTGGTTGGCTTCAATATAAGTATGCGATTGGTATTAGATTTTCTAGTTACACTGTAACCTCTGCTAATGACTTCTCTATCAGAGATCCTAAGAATTGGACATTATGTGGATCTAATGACGGAAGCACATGGACCCCATTGCATACAGTGACTGGTGACGTGTTTACGGATCGCTATGAAAAGCACACTTATACAATTACATCTCCTGGTTATTATTTATATTATAAATTAAATATTACTCAAAATAATGGAGATACATATACCCAATTAGCTGAATGGGAGTTGCAATACGATACGCCAGACGACTTATTACTTCCTGATAGTGATTTAACTCATTATCTTGAGATCACGATTCCATCAGGCAGGGCCACAAGTGTTGAGATTCCAACCTTTGGTTGGTTTGTTCCCTTGGAATACGGAGTTCGACTAGCGCATTCAGCGTATATGTGGAAAGTAAGCGGAACAGATCCTACAGGACTTATTTCTCGATTACGTATCTATTATCTTGATAAAGATTTTAATGACATTACTGGTAGTACCGATGTTTCTTGGGCTTGGGTTTCTCCAAGTACACCAACGACTCCGACACAATCAGGAATGTCACATGCTCCGCCATCGACTGCAAAATACTGTGTCATGTCTTTTGTAGTTTCTATGTCAGCAACTAATGCTGGCCCCGTAGTTTTCGGAATCACTGGTGTCCAAAGTGAATTGCCCGTAACTCTTGCACCAGATATCTCTGGATTTAGAGACATTCAAAGTTGGCAAGTAGAAGGCGATGCGGATGGGGACTATTACAATGTACCATTGGGCGGTGATGTCACCCAAACGTACATGGAAGTTAAATGGGGAGCAAATGATGCAAGTTTCTTCACTACTATTCCACATCTAATCCCAGGTGAGGCATATACTGCAACAGTGGAAGCAAAAATCATTAATACCGGACCTACGGTTCAATTCACTGGTAATGAAGGGGAAACTGGTCCTATTGTCAGTGCAACATCTTTTACTCAATATACCTGTTCTTTTATTGCACAACAGGCCGAACAGGAATTACGATGGATTTTACAAAGACCTGTTTATCCTTGGTATGATTTTGAAACAAGTATTAGTCCTTGGACTGCTGCCGGAGGAACTGTTACTCAAAGTTCAGTGCAAGCCCATGCTGGAACTAAGTCTTTGTTATTGACTGTAAGTGGAAGTCCGACACAATCACAAACAAGAAATACTAATGGTATTAGTGTTATTAGTGGGCACTCTTATACCGCAGAAATGTGGGTGTACAGATCAACTTCGGGAAGTGTTTCTGCGACTATTGATTGGTTCACAACAGGACAAGTTCTAAATAGTACATCAACAAACGCGGTTGCTGTAACAGCAAACACATGGACGAAAATTAGTGTAACAGCAGCGGCCCCGGTCAATGGTTTTGCATGGATTGGGCCGACAATGTTTAGCAGTCCAGCTAACGGTACATTATTATATGTTGATGATGTAAGTTTGTATGATAATACGGCACCAGGTATTCCTAGTCTTCAAATTAGAAAGCTTAGAGTGGAGTATGGAGATAATTTAACCTTGTCCTTACCCGCGACCGCAACAGATACTGATTTTACTTCTTGGAAAAGACCTAAGGATATTTTTGAAGGATGGATTGAGTCATGGCCTGCTGTTGCCGGTAATATTGAAATGAATATCACGGTCACTGATAGAATGAAAAGATTAGGAAGTGTAGAACTTTCTAATACTCTTAGAGAATCTCTATTTGTGGATGGTCCTTCATTAGTAATGCCACTAAGTGATTCAATGATCGATACTCCTGGCCGATTTAGTCAATTAGGGTCGTGGTCGGCGGAAGAAGGTGGACCGACCTATGTAGACATTAATCATTCTAGAGGAGATTTGAGTACATCTACATATACGACTTTAACGGATGACGGGCCTACGGGAGAGGCTTCATGGAAGGGAATTCCGGCGCAACCTGGAGTTGCGAATGGTAAAGGTTATTTCTTTACTCTTCCGTATACTAAGGATTACATCACGCCGCCCGCATCTCCTCCCCAAACTAAGCCTACTCCTAAACCGCCGCCTCCCTCGACTCCTACACAGAAATCTACATATACTAAAAAATGGTATGCAACATGGTCTAGATCTTATGAAGGTGATAACTCGACACGATTCGATGATTCTCCATATATGTATCAAGGATCATTTGATTCTTCATCGCCAGGTAATCAGAAATCATTGGCTGGATTTGATTACAATAATATTGCAGCAACCTTGCGAGGTGCAGAGATCCTTGAATGCTATATCACTATTAAGAATTCACATGCGAGATGGAACAAGGGTCTTTATGCCCAAGTAGGTACTCATAACTATACCTCAAAACCATCTACTTGGAATGGTTCTAATGTAATCGAAAGACGCTATGGTAATAAGTGGGTAGCTGAAGGAGGAACTCTGACTATTAATACAGGTATTCAGTTAGCTAAAGAATTCCTAAGTGGAGCATCACGTGGAATCGGGATTGGACCTGAAGCTACCAATGATCATGACAACTATGGTTATTTCTTCGGAGCATCACAGTCTGCTAGACCATATATCACGATCAAATACAGAAAGTAGAAGGTAAAATGGCATTTGGATATGTGACACCTACAGGTGGTTTTACCATTGAGGTTTGGTTTAAAAGAGACGCTATTCCAGCTTCGATTGCTGCAACTCTTTTTAATCAAAGAACACAAGCTGCTGTATCGTGGCAAGTCGGTGTGAATGGTATTGGTAGACAATTATTAGTAGAAGTAGCTGCGACCAGCGGTGCTCTCTCACTTCAATTATGGAATGAGGGAGTTACTGCTGGTACACAAGTAGTTTCTTGGACTGATGGTAGTCCGGGAGGATACGCTAATGATAACCAATGGCATCATGTTGCATTAAGAATGGGAACTAATAAAACTAGCTGGACTATTTTCTTAGACGGGGCGTCTTATGCAAGCGGCACTGCCTCTTCGGCTCTAAACTGGAATCCAGGTATTTTTACTTTTGGTGCTCAATATGCTCCACAGGTAGGTGACTTTGGTTCCTTTATTTGGGAAAAGTGGTTAGCTTATCCAACAATTTACGAATACCCGCTTACCGATAATCGTATCTTTGAACACTATACGGCGGGTTCAGGTGGAACAGTCTACTATGGAGATGATGAGGTTACTCGTCTTACTCGAATTGCAGACTGGGCAGAAGTTCCTGATCAGTCTCGGGAATTCGAACCAGCACTAGGATTTTTGCAAGGAATTCAAGTAGAAGGGGCTAATGCCTTAACAGCTTTTCAGGATACTGCAACGGCTATTGGTGGATTAATCTATGCTGATGGGCAATCCAGACTTGTTTATCATAATCGTAGACATAGATATAATCGTTGGTCTGTTGCTACTTTAGCGGAGTCTACTGATTCTGCACCAGAATACGGGATTACATTTACTATTGATGATAGTCGAATTTACAATGATGTTAGAGGTGAGCGACCTTTTGGGTCAACTGTTCGGCTTGTAGATAATATTTCAAGATCTGCTTACGGTAGAAAAACTTACTCTTTCTCGATTCCTGTTACAACTCATGAAGAACTACAAAATGCTGTTTCGTGGGTTGCTTCTAATTATAGAGATGCAGTAGTGAGAATTTCTGACGTGTCATTACGTGCTGAGTCTAGTGATTTAATTGAATGGATTGGTACAGGTGGAGTAAATATCGGGGATCATATTGTCTTAGATGAAATGCCTCCAAGTGACGCACCAGAAGTTCAAATGGATTTCACAGTAGAGAAAATTAGTATCAGTGCTGACATAAAAAATAGAGTGTGGATTGTGAGATTGCAGCTAAGTCCATATCGCTTCAATCAGGTATTTGAGATCGGCGTATCGAATCTAGGTACCAAATATAAGATTGGATATTAAATGTCTGGAATTTTTAGCCCTATTGTCTGGACTGATGGAGATGATCCGGAAAATATTCCTACTGCCGATGACTTAAACGTGGAGTGGAAAGATTCTCTGAATTTTTTACTAGGTAATACCAGACCTATTATTTGGGCTCATTCAACTACAGGAACCTCTTTAAGTAGTTCTGTTACAGAATATAATGTTCCTTTTAATAATGAATTATTGAAGCGTGGTAACATGACACATTCTACTAGTACTAATAACGACCAGATTACGCTACCTTACACAGGGCAGTACCAAGGTTATATGTGGGGGGCTTTTGCAACACTCAGCGTTATTACTGGTAAATGTGTTATTCGTTTAAAGAAGAATGGTACTCAAGTAGCCATTGCTGCAATGAAGCCAGAAGCTACTGCCGCTTGGAGCGTATCGGCTTCCCTTACTCTAGATGCTGCGGCTAATGATGTTATTACAATGACAATGCAATTATCAGCAGGAACAGCGGTAATGGGAAGTACTTTAGTAGCTAATCCGAGAATACTTCTTTATTATGTAGGAGATTATGTATAATGGGCACTGTACCGACAGTTCATACCTGGGCAAATGGAGATAAGCCTAATTTCAGAGATATGAATTCATACCTTGAGGACCCATTTAATTTTTTAATGAATCCTCCAATGGTTCGCTTACGTAAAACTACTGTACAATCTGTTCCTCATAATACATTTACTGCTGTTAGTTGGGATTATGTTGAAGTTGAAACCGTAAATTTCTGGGATTCGGCCAATCCGACTAAGCTTACTCCAAGTGTTCCTGGTTATTATATCGGATCTTTTGGATGGTCCTTTGTTGGAAATGCGACTAGCTATAGAGCTGGTCAAGTCATTAAAAACAGCTCTGGTACTGTGAAAACTATGGTTGTTCATCAGGACGCTTATACTAATGCAACTTATACGGAAGTATCAAGAGGCAATGTGTTTTTTGAACAATTTAATGGAACAACTGACTATATTACTATTGAGTTATTCCAAGTTTCGGGTGGGTCATTGAATATTGAAACTAGTATTATTGATCGTCAGCCAGATGTTACATTAAGGTGGTTTGCACCATGAGTGTTCCTAACGTTCATCACTGGTTTGCAGGTGAAGAATTCAATGCAGCAAGAATGAATGAAATTGGTGATGTAATTAAGTGGCTCAGAAATCCCCCTATGGTTCATGTGGCTCGCCGTTCTACGGGTCAATCAATTACGTCCAACACCTGGACTAAAATTAGTTTTGATACTTTATTCAATTCTTATGACCCTTATGGTTTTTTCGATGCAGGGTCTCCTGATAAAATTACGATCACTGAACCGGGATGGTATTCCTGTGAAATTCGAATTGCAATGGGAACTGCTACAGATACCCGAGTGATTATGGGTCTGTATAAGAACGGATTTACTAGTAGCGAATTATTATTACGATATGATCAGCCTACTGTGCCATCGGCACCGAATAACACTATGAGAAAAGAAACAAATCTTTTCTTTAATGCAGGTGATTGGATGCATTTAGGAATTTTCTGTGATGGGGCATCATTTACTACTGCGAATCCTTCAGATGGAGAATGTTGTGCATTACGGGTTCGATGGGTTTCTAATTAAAAGGAGAAAAGATGATTGTTGGTGGAAAGCCGACTCAGGTAGCGCACCCAGGTCGCGCGACTTTTAGAACTATTTTCCAGGGAGTAGTTGCAGCCGCTGCAATTCTTCCCCTGGTATTGTCTACCGCTGGTATTGCGCCAGTTGGTATTGCTGGTATTGCAATCGCAATTGCCGGTGCTTTAACTCGTGTAATGGCTTTGCCTGCTGTTGAGGAATTCCTGGAAAATTATATTCCGATCCTCGCTGCAAAGCCCAAGTCTGACAACTAATGTTAGGAGTCAATCTAATGGCGAACGATAAAGTTCATGCAGTAGGTGACGAGATTACTGTTTCGGGTGTTGTTACTCACGTCGGGACTAATGGCGGGAACCCGGAATACACTATCGCTGTAAATGACGAAAGTGTAGAGCGTCCGATTTCAGTTCCTAATCGCGTACACCCAGCAGCTTTTACTAATGGTCCTGTTGAATTAGCGGAAGCTAACCAGAAGACCTATGATGAAGCTGCAAAGGAAGCAGAAAAGGCAGATAAGGAATTGGCCGACGCGAATAAGGAAGAAGCCGGATCTGATTCAGATCCTAAGACTATTCGCGAAAAGACTGTAACCCCTGATCCAGCTAAGACACCCGCTGGTCAAGGTGCAAAGGGAAAGCTTCCAACTGATAAGTAATCGAAAGGAACCGACATGGCAAGTGAAACAATTAAGATTGAAAACGGTACGCTGACTGTAGAAAGAGTTGGCCGTAATAAGTCCAATCTAGAAGTTTCGTTGTCCGATGTGGAATCGGTTTCCTTTGAACGTGGTGGAGAGAGCGAGGGACAGAGTGATGGTACTCTCGTTCTTTTCACTAAAAATGGAGATCGTCACACTGTTCGAGTAGCGGACAATGAAGTAGGTAAATATCTAAAAGCGTATTATGACGCTAAAGAAAAGCCTGTTACAAAAGAAAAAGCGACATCAGCAAAGTCCACTGAGGACAGTGCTAAGTAATCTTTACTGCGCCCCATAACAAAAATAGCCCCTGGCTACCGTAATTGGTAGCCAGGGGCTATTTTTATTTCTTAGGAATCTCGCACACGTCATTAGTACAGTATTGCTCACCATCCGCGTCCACGATCAATTCATCATAAAGAAGATTCATGTTTACTTTAGACAGAGCACTTTCTAAGTTCGTATAGTCGATCGAGCTAATATTAGTATACGGCTGCTGAGGATATACCTTATTTCCCATAGGTAAGAAGGAGATAGCCTTTAGTTGCCCATCGTACATAGAGAGAATAGTTGATACATGATTGGCTTCTTTCTCAGCATCAAATGACACTGTGACAGATACACCATTATCACTCCACCATCTCTGAGCTTCAACAGCTAGTGAAGCTTTTTCAAAAATAGTGACATCCTTTTCTGAGCGTGCAGCATCAGAGTGAATGGGAAAGTAAATAACTACACTGGAATCGGGACTAGTTATCGAAGTCTCCACAGTGTATCCCGCATCTCGGAATACAGAAACAACTGGGTGATCCTTATCAAAGATTACCGCTCTATTAAAGTAACTTCCTCCAGGACTCCAATGAACGCCAGGACTTTCCCCGACAAGTAACGAAGTGGTTCCCGTAGGTTTAACAGTAGTGACTTTAATGGACTCGCGTACACAAAGCCATTCTGAATAGATTTTGTCATATTCTTTGATAATTCCATATCCCGAATCCATCCAATTACGGAGGACAGATCTTCCGTTGTTGTCTGCGAAATTTGCAATTCCCGACATAGAGATTCCGATTCTTCGGTTTCTCTGCATAATGGCATTAGTCCGTGGAATACCCGTCGGAAGTAATGTGACGGTTTTGGCATAGAGGTAGGCATATTTTAATACTCTCTTCAGTTCAGCTTCATCAATTATTTTAGATAAGTGTACATTCACCAGAGTACACATTTCACCAGACTCTAATGGCTGTTCCACGCATGGATTAAATCCAGCAAATCGCCAATCTTTATTATCCGGTGCATCAGCTAATCGTCCATATTGTTTGGCAACATCTTCCCAAATAACACCAGGCTCACCATTTAGTGCGATACCTGGAATTATACTACTAAGGTCATCACCCACAAAAGCACGAATAGAGTTATTAGACATATAAGCCCAGCCAGGATTCTCAGGGTCATAGGAATTTCGTTCCGGGAATACTTCTGGATTTTTGAGATTGAGGAAGTTTTTAGATTCCTTTCGCCCGTAAGCAAGTAAGGCCGAGCGCCGTACATTGCCAGAAACAACGCAATCACCAATGAGATTTGCAATGTCAGCAATATCAACATCACTTAGAATTTCCCCCTCCCTGTTACCAAGAATTCGGTCAATCATTGTATGGAGTCTCTTCAATGGTTCCGGCCCTGGTGCAGTTCCTCCGAATGTGACAATCGGTGCACCCTTGGGCCGAATCAGGGAATAATCAAATACCACTTCTGGCTTCTGCGGCATTAGATAAGATTCTAATTTCATCTTCAATGACTCTACCCAACCCTCACGGGAATCAGGAATTTGGTAATACGTAATGGTTTTAGCTTCATCCTGCGATTGGCCAGGAGAATAAATCACAAATTCTTTCTCCGCGCCGCGAGTGTCGTAGCCAACTCCCACACCGAGCATTGACACATTCATCAAAAACGTAAAAGGATTGCTAGGATCTGCCTTGGTCATGTCATGCGTAGAAATAAACGCGCAATTCTGTAAAGCTGTAGAATCCTTACGTCCGTTCACTACATAAGTCCCCATGGCAAATAACCCGCGACCGGGCGGAGTCCATTTCATATTGAATAAAAGATCATAAGCTTCTTGAGCAGATTTCTGTGCCTTATGATCATTCCATGGAAGTACGTGCTCCTTTGCCCAATCTTTTTGGATTGAATACATTCCCTCGATTACTCGACGACAAGTTTCCCACCATCGCTCTTTTGAGCCATCTTCTTTAGTACGCGAATAGGTGCGGATAAATGTGATTTCTCCGAGGCTATTTCCGCCAGCGTCACGGAAGCCAAACGGAGCTTCCCGATCTTTGTAACCGTCCACAAAGGAATCGGTCAAATTGAAACTAAGATAAGACATAATTTCCTTTCAACGCCAATAAGGGAGCAAGATCGAAATGACCTTGCTCCCTTATTAAGTAAGCAATATTTAATTAGCGGCGTTGAGCGCGCTGTGCGTCAAGACTGATTGCATGTGTCTCGACACTAATGACATCAACAGGCTTTGCGTTTTTTCCTGCATATTTCAGTTTATCTATATTGAAGATCCTTGATCTCCCACCATTCCTAGAGGGATTGCCGGGGAAGTATGGACCAATAACTTCTACAAAGATATCATTGTAAGTATTAGAATCAGGAACTATTCCAGCGTATCTCCATAATCCCTGGAATCCTGTTACTCTAACAGGCCATGACGGACAACTCTTAGACCTAGGACCAAATACTAGACAACCATTTTCATCAATGATAGTCATGAGAGGTCCATTTTAATGAACTGTTCAACTAGGAAAGCTTTCAATCTCTCCATTCCTGCTTCAATGGTCAATGAAGAATGTAGGTAGATCTTTTTGAAATAAGGTCTACTTTCTTTATTATCTTGGAACACTAATTCTTGTACATTATACACATGTGAAATGTAACCCAAATCCTGAGGATCATCAATTATATCTTCTTGCCACAATTGCCAAGAGACAGGTTTGACTTGTGCATAAACCATAGACCTGAATTCAGTTTCCTCTAACATTTTACCCTCAGCCGGGCCACCAATTACAAGAAGCTTATTCGTTTTCTTTGTAGATGTTCTTGTCCCACTTACCTTTTCTTCTTCGTACTGGTTTTCCCTTTTCTGAAGGGATGTTTGAGTCATTAGTAAATTTTCCCTCATTGTTATTATATTCCTTGGGTTCGTAACGACGATCCCGATTATTACGCCTTGGCACGATCACGCTTCTTTACAGGAAACAACTCTTTCAGATCTTTTGCCATTTTATCGCCTACGATTTCAGAAAACTTGAATCTTCCAGCGACTGAAAGGTCAGTTATTTCGTGTCCACTAGGTACAGCTTCACCGGCCGGTAGTCGATAATTGTGTTCATGCCCTTTTTTATCTTTAGTAGTGGCATAAAACTGATGAAACATTATACCTCCACAATAAGTTGCTTAACACCGCCGCCAAAGTTAACGAATACAGTTACCTTAGAATCTTCTAATGGTTTTTCGTTAATCTTAGCTAGGCCAACAGCTTCGTTAACATTATCTAATAATTCCTTTAAGGACATTCCCTTTTTTGGACTATCCGCTTCATAGGACACTTTACGTGCCAATGTAATTCACCTCCCAGGCATCCATGTTGCGAGGAGTCCAGTATCGTAATTGACTTAGTTCACTTGGTGTATCGTGCTTCGCAAACAGACTCGATTCAAATACTCTTCTCATGGCTGCTCTATTTCTATAATTCTGAGCTAATAGATCCCCTTTAGTAGGCTCGTTTTTAGCTCTCTTTTTCTTTGTCATGGTGCAACTCTTCCGTTATTTACAAAGGACTCCCAAGCATAAGGAAATGCCTGTGAGAAATAGATTTCATATTGTCGTGCGACCTGATCGATTTCCCACATAGGAAAAGTAGGGAATCTCGCTGAGGAATCCTTAACTCTCAGGCTTAGGAAATTCATCAATGCACGTGGATTCATAGCAACAATCATAGTTGACATGAGATTTAGCGGTAATACCATTCTAGATATTTCTTTTGCGATTCCATTATTTAGCATCTCTTTATAGGCATCCCATGACATCTGAGAATTTAGTTTAAAGTAATGCTGTACTGCACCGAATTGTTCCGGAGTTCCTGGCTCAAATATATAGGCACCAGGCTTACCAGTCTGAATAAGTGGCCGCGTAAAATCAGGTACATAGAAATTAGGTTTCATTTCTGTATAACGACCAGACATTTCATTGTACGATGCAATTCTATGCCGATGATGCTCACGAAACACCACGATCGGGGCAGTGACTCTGAAACGCATTAATCCTTGTTCAAATGGACTACCGTGCCGGTCACGCATGAGCATATTAACTAATCCCTTTACCCGTGCCGGATCTCCTTCTTCTGCTCTTTCACCCATTGTGGATACCCAAGCAGCTCTCGCGATTTCCAGATCAGATCCAAGGTGATCGATGTACTCTACCTTCATTTCACTAGTGAAATTGAGTCTTTCACTCACTCGTAGGTCACCTCGATAGGAGAGACATCGATAGTAAAGGATTGATTGCCAATTTGTGCAGTAACAGGTGGCAAGACTAAATGTAGTGTATCACCCTTCTGAAGCACAACAGTTCTTGGATTCTCAATACCGTTAACTGTCAGAGTAATACTGCTTGGAGATTCTTTACGCTTAATATCCATCCTCCATTGTCCTTTACCGATTTCCACGTCTAGCCTTTCTTGCTGCCTTATTCTTAGCTCTACGTTTCTGAGTCGCAGTTTCGTTTACTCCATGAATGTTGCCGCCGCGTTTCCAGATATTAAACATCATAAAGGCTTCTCTGGTTTGAGTGGCAACTTTCAATTCTCTAAGATTGTCAAGTTGCTCATCAGTTACTCCGAGCTTTTCTTTTAATCCTTTAATTTCTAATCTTGGATCTTCCATCATTTCCCTTTACCAAAGATATCACCGGGGTCTTCACCTTCGTCTTCACCTTCATGATGGTGAACAACAATTACATCTGGAGACTCCTCTGTGGAGTCATCAATTTCGAATAGATGAAAATCGAAAATAGTCAATCTACCTATAGTAAATAGCAGCCTCACTGTGCTAATACCCTCTTTAATTGTTTAGTTAACCTAGCGATTTCTTTGTTATGCTTTGGAGTTTTCATCAGGAATTTCAATAACTCTATCGCTGCTTCTTTATCCATTTCAATGACATATGGTTCGCTTGTCGCTGGGAACTCCATTGCATAGACGATAACTCGTGACATTAGTACCTCTCACCATTTACCATAAAATGTCCATCAGGATTGATGGGCACTAATTCAGGAAACACCTCATCACCATTCAACCACAGAATGCCAAATGCCGTTCCCCAATTATTAAGTCTAGCGCGACCTAAGTATTCGGCCGCTGGAATATCCATCATGTGCCCAACTTCGAGTCCCGCAAAAGCTTCTCTCTTATCAGATAGTCCCTTTGAGGACCAGACAAGGGCTGCTCTATGTGTATGTCCACAGACGACTGATTGATGAATTTCATTCGCGAGGTTAAGCGCTGTTGCTCCTGGGACTTGAGAAACTCTACCCTCGTCGCCATGCGCCATAATCCAATTAGGAGCAATCGATACAGGAGATTCATGCCACTCGATTCCGAATTGATCAAGTCTAAGAGCGTTTTGGATATTGAATTTATAACCTTGGATAGTAAGTCCAGCAATGCCAGGTAACCGTTTCTCGATCGCCAATTCCAATCTTTCATCATGATTGGATCTGACGAGATCCCACGGACCATCGTATTTTGTACGGTAATATTCCAAGAGTTCTCGGGTCTTTTCGAAACCACCTTCTAATCCTCCATCGAATTCTTGTCTCAGACCTTGTGCCCATCGGCCGATCTGAGTTGAATCTGTCATATCGCCTACATGGCCTAATCGAATTGGCTGAAAGTCCCCAACAAAATCAGCTACACGTTTAATGATATCTTCTCGATGTAATGGTACTTGCCAATCCGGAAGAATGACTACCGCATTAGTTTTATTACTCATTTATCTCCTTATATTTCTTGCGACCGTGAACATGTTGAATGTACAAATGTCCCTTGTCTGGTTTCCCTTGATCTCGGAACCATGCGGTAGCCCACAATTGAGTAGGCCCTTTCCACACATTGATCACGATCTCTCGATATTTATTTAGAATTGAAGCATCATCAGCCGGTACGGCTTTAGTATCTAGGCGGAGAATTAGACCATATACGTGAGCTTCAATAACAGGTTCTTCACAATGGGAGACAGGACATCGCGAAAGCCATGCCCTGCCTTCCGTAAATCTCATCCGTATAATTCCTTGCCACATACGTAGCAGTTGGAATCCATTGGTTCAGAACATTGAGTACATTTTGGAGTGTCGGTTGAAAGTCTATTAAATCTAAATAGCTGTTTGCACATTGCCTGAACAATGGTACCTGATACAGGCATAAACTCTGGGTGATGATGTTCAGCACAAAAAGGGATAGCGTGTGCATGTTCATCGTCTCTTAATTCCTCTTCGATATTTACTTGAATATCAGGAGTGAGGACCGGGATTAGCATTGATGCGCTCCTCTGCACCTCTTACATATTTCATATCAATAGGCCCGCTATTTACTACTCTGACTTCAGCATCGGGATTAACTTTAGCATTTTTGATTAACTCGGCAATATCTTCCGGCCCACGCCACCCTTTTCGATAGAAGTAATTCACAACATTCAATGCCACTGCTCGATCAATACCTGTCGGCATGGAACCATAGCCATTAGCAATAATATCCATTACCTCATTGACAATTCCTTGATTCATTTGCACTTACCTCCACTTACTGGCGGGGCTTCAGGTGGTTTAGAAGGTCGTTCTGGTCGTTGAGTTTTAGGGGCTTCTTCTTGGCCTTTTCTATCGATGAAGTTCATTTCTGACTCTCCAAAGCTCTACGTACCTTACTATTAGCATCAGATAACAAACTCTGAGCCTTTTCGTATAAGACCGTATTATCGTCTCTGGGAATATTAAGTTGCTCTACGTCGTAAGAAAATTCCATACTGTTCACTGTAACTTGGATCTGTACTTTAATCACTTAGTCCATCGCTTCCCTTTGATTTCCCATTCCACATCAATGGGCACACCTTTGAATTCTGTAGTCATGCATTCGGCGATTGCTGCTCCGATTTCGCTGGCTTCGTTCTCGGGGACAGATGCAACAATTTCGTCGTGCACCACCAATCGGATGTATTGACCGAGTCCTCTTTGGTGAGCCTTATTAATGCCCGCTGCAAACAGATCTCGTGCAACCGACTGAATAGCATAATTCGGAGCGGCATAGGAAGGTGAGACAATAAGCCGTCTTCCAGTTGCCGTATAAAGGATTCCACCTGTCTTTTCAACATTATCCTTTAGTCCAGTTGCCCATCGATAGTAAGTTCTATACTGGTTGTCGAATGCTCTGATTGCTTTAGTTACTTGCGCCATGCTGGGCATGTAGCCAGTAGTATCCGATTCAGCCATCTGGGTATAAATACCTTTGGCACCACCAAGATAAAGGCGGCCGAATCCGATGGGCTTTGCGGCCTGACGTTGCCCCTTATTAAAATTCGCTCCAAATAGAGCAGTCGCGGTAACTTCATGTAAGTCTTCACCGTTCTTGATCTTTCCAATTAGGACCGGATCTTGCGAGACTGCTGCGCCCACGCGGAATTCCACCTGTGCATAGTCAGCGGTAATAATAACTTCGCCATCGTCAGCAATAAGTGTTCCTCGCACTCGTGGGTCATCCCGTGGGAACTGCTGAATAGGAGGATTTGAAATCGACATCCTATGGGTTGCTGCTTGCATAGGTCGAATATTTGGATGAATTCGTCCATCTGTTCCGAGTTCAGCTCGCATTCCCCGAATGTAGTCAGCATAGTGCTTATTTCTTTTTGCTTCGAATACCGCTGTAGCCAATCCTTGAATCTCTTTATTCTGTCCAAGATTCATTAACTCCTTAATAACTGACTTATCTAAAGATGGACGATTAGTTTTATCAGAGAACTTAGTCCATTTAACATCAAAGGATTCAAATACCTGAATAAGAGAAGCTGCCGCATTAGCATAAGACTTAGCAGTCTTACCCTTTGCGATCTTCCATTTTACACTAAGTTCTTTTTCGTACTTGTCTGCGATCTCGTCGTACTCGGCTTCCACGCGCGCAGCCCATTCGTCGTCAAAGAGAATTCCGTCTCTTTGCATCTGGGCAAGTCTCCACCCAAGCGGTCTTTCGTAATTGTAGAAACGCTCTAAATTGAGTTCCCTCATTTTATGTGTTCCTACTTCCGCTAATCGTGCGGTGAGGAAAACATCCTGTCCGGCATAGATATTGTATGCTGCATTATCGACAGGTATCATTGTCCACATATTGTCCTTATTGAATGCTCGACCAAAGAGACGCTTACCTTCCTCTAAGATCATTCCACGAGCATCTTTTTTAGAACCAGGATATACATACTCTGTACCAAGCTGTTCTAGCTTATGTCCAGAGCCGCCTTTCATAATGGGACGTGGATCGATAAGTCTGAATGCAGTTTCAGTATCCTGTGCACCCGTAAATGTGTTATCGAAATCGAGTCCTAAAGATGTTTCCATAGCGAGTGCGTCATAAACCCAGTTATGCCACCAAACCGGCCGACCATCCTGACCAGTTAAATCGTTAATGGCTTGCATGTGCCATTCAGGTCTAAGAATCCACGCCTTATCTTTGGTTCCTACTTGGACAATACGGATACGGAAATCCTTGGCATATTGATTAAGTCCAGTAGTTTCCGTGTCCGCTGCCCAGAATACATCAGTATTCCTATAGAGTTGGTAGGCTTCACTTAGATCATCATCAGGTAATGGAACATAAACAGTGCCTAACGGATGTGAATAAGTGATCATTTAACTCCTAATCCCAAGTGTTATCTTCTGCGTCCCAATAGTCATCGTCATTAGTCAAATAGAATTGACCATCTTCTTCGAATAATAATTGGTCACCATCATCGTCATAAGAATCTTCGTGTTCCTCATCATCATAGAAATGATCCCATGAATCATTAATGTCGCTCGGATACGGCATCGTCAGGCCACCCAACCTTTGCTAATTGATCCGGATTATCAACAACAGTCACTCTTTCAAGTGCTGTGATTTTTACTGGTTTTTTATTGGTCCGGCCGTAGGTTCCTTGTCGCAATGGCTGAACACGAAGTGCCCATTTAAATTCTCCCCATTGCCAGTCTTGAAATATTTCGATTACTTCTGCTTCAACCATCCATTGATGACTACCTTTTCTTCCTGGGTAAACAACAATTGATCCCAGCTGAATGGGAGTCCCACGCCAATCTTTCATTTCAATATTAAGCATTAACCATTCCTAGATAATCTTCGAAATTACTTTCCGGAGTAGGAAATTCCCAAGTAGACATCATGGATTTTCCATGTCCCTGTCTCTTTGCAATACCGCCCATATCACTAAACTTTCGTTTTAGAGTTGCTTCTGAAATTCCTTGTTCTTTAGCCTTATCTTTTACTCGCTGTGACGGTACAGGACCATCTGCTAATTGATCTGTTAGAAATTCCTCAGCAATTTCTGCCTGAGTTTTAGTAGTAGATCCTTTAGAAGAAATGTAATTGCGAACAGTTCCAACATCTTTTTCTCCTGCCCACTGTAGAGCGACAGAGGTAATAATCTCGTCACCAAACATGCCAACTGTGACTTGGGTCAGCGTATATGCAAGCTCCGGCAAATCGGACCTACCCAAGTTATTCTTGGCTTGACTCATTACCTTTTCTTCTCGGTTTTCTGGATTTTCTGCTACATAAAGTACAGCACGAGCAACCGCAGAGAATGCACGTGATCCCATGAGTGTCGACAATGGATCAGTTGATCCTGACTTATTTACGTGGATCAATCCCAGTACCGCAGCTTGCGATGCAATAGCCATCTTTACTAATGGCTCCAAAGCCTTTCTCACATCATGATCTTTATGTGAGTCCAATTTGGAATCAACCCTAGACATCAGCGGATCTAGAAGAATGAAACCGATCCCATTTTCTTTAGCAATCATACTCAATTCGTCAACATCGCGCGGCAGGCTAATTCCATATTCATCTTCGTCGACAGGATCAGCTCGAAATACCTTGTCCAAATTGGCATTAGCAGCTACTAATCTAGGAACAATAGTAAATTCCCAAGAATCCTCAGTAGCTACAATGATTACTCCGCGAGGCTTACCGTAATGGTCTCCCTCTAATTGTCCTTTAGTAATCTGTGCTACTAGGGTATATGCCAGAGTTGATTTACCAATTCCTTCACGACCAGCAAGTAAAGCAAGCGTACCTTCTGCAATTCTATCTTTCCAAATCCAGCGAACAGGTTTCATAGTAATTGTGGACGCTGGTGTAAGTTTGATCTTCCGATTCGGTAGAGACTTCTTAGCCTTTTCGATGTTTCCATCGTGATTCAAAAGAGCATAGAGTCGTAATTTAGTTAGCTTAGTGCCTCTACCTACCGGCAAGTTGTCATCTGATTCAGACCAATTGGTAATTACAAAGGGAGAAAAATCCGCAATAGATAACGAAATTCCTTCCGAGCAATCCTTTCCTGGTCTGGCCCATTTGTTATCATCACATTGAATATAGCCGTGTGGCGCAAGAATTTCATTCCAGCTTAGAGGAAAATTGTCCTCTACTGGTTTTGGATCTGATTCATACTGGTGACTGTCAGGGATTCCGAATGCTGTTAACTCGTCAACATCGTGTCCTGGTTTATCTGACCATCTAATTTGGACAGGTCTTTTTAGACCTTCTTTGTGATTAACACTTCCAGGTACTCGAAGAATTCGAGCTAGATCAGCAACCTTATCAACATGGAATCCGAGTTCTTTTCCTTTTTCTTCAAGGAGATTTGCCCACTCTTGAATAGCTTTCTTTGCCTTAGCTTTATCTTCGGCATCGGAAAAGACCCACGGACCATTTTCAAAAATCCAGAATGCCTGTAATCCTCCACCAGAATGCATGAGCATTGATGCTTCAGGAAGTCCAGCTACAATGGACAATGCATCATCTTCGTTTGGCGGATTTGGAAGAGAAGCGGGCTTATGCCCAACCTCTCCGATATCTAAATCAGACCATAGTCCAGGAATCGAAATAATTGTGGACTCGCCACCGCGAGTTGGTTGAGGTTCGGAATGGGTGCCAACTGAAAGATAAAGGTCTGCTTTATCTGCGTATTTTACAATTACTTTTTCAGCGGCGTCAAGCGCGCTAGTTGCAAACCATTGAGTTCTTCTAGGTCGGCCACCCGCAAAGGCTGTAATACCAAAGAAACCAGGAGACTGACCATAAAGTCTCTCTAGCCATTCGCGGATTTCACTCACGCGCGACTCCTATTCTTTTATTAGGATGCAGCCTCTAACACATCAACTCTTGCATCTAATGCATTAATCGCATTTGTTGCATCCGTTCTCAGTTGATTAATTGCAGTAGTGTTTCCTTGAATTGCTGTTGTTGCGTCGGATCGCAATTGTGCAATGGCATTTGTTGCGTCTGTTCTAAGCTGAGTAACAGCTCCATTAGTTGCAGTGATCGCGGCGGTAACTCTTGGTTCAAGACCCGTTTCCGGAGCCACAACGTAATCTGTAATAGTATCCAGTCTACGCTGGACTTGCACTTGGAGGCCAGTTTCAGGATTAATAATGTAATCTGAGAATTGAGCCAAGCGATTGTCAACGCTTGCAACGTATTGATTCATAGCGTCGTGCCATTGTTGATGAGTAGTGTATCCATCAGCAGTTGACACTAATGCTCCGCATAATGGACAAGTGACAATTTGTCTGAGCATTTTTAACGCTTCGTTCACTCTCCAATCATCTGCCATGAAGAATCCTTTCTTAAGTCGGGCAGTAGATACAAGAAAAGGGGCCGATCCAATGTGGACCGACCCCTTATCTAATGTCTACTGATTACTCAGCATCCGCAGAAACAGCCGGGCTCACTACCTCACGGCCAGTTTCAGCAGTAAAGAAATCCTTTGCCTGCTGAGAAAGACGGCCACGCTGTCCAACAGAAACACCCTCAGGAAGTCTTTCCGAATTCTCTTGAAGGTACGCACGAACCTCGCGCGGTGAAGCTGCACTCATGTTAATTACTCCTTTGTTTTTACTGCACCCATTTATCTAACATTTGTGGCAGAATCATAAGCGTCTGGGCTTACGAAATCTCTACCAGGATTCAAATCAAGAGACGCTGATCCATCAGCAATTCTCTCACGTTCAACTCTTACTCGCCATTCGGCATACTCGTCACGAGTCATTGGAACTGCCTTCTTATACGGAGTACTGCGCCAACTGTAGCCTACTTGCTTTACCCAAGGAAGATCACCGTACAGGCTTCCTTTTGGTACCGAATAAAGCAGATACCAATCACCATCGACATTCTCAAAGAGTTTGACATTAGAATAGCGAGCGTTTCTAACAGTTGCTGCCTTCAATGCCCCAAGATTATTGGAAACCTTGAAAGTTCCTCTTTCAGAAGAAATTTCTCCATAGGTGAACGATGCGTATCGTGCTGATTCTCTAGGAGGATTAAATTTCAAAGGCATTCTCAGTGTCCAATGTGCTTAGTCTTGACTTGGAAGTTCTTGTAGGTGTTGTCACCCTTACGATTCGTGGTCTCTCCCTTGTAGACAACCGCGAAAATGTCACCGGAACGGAGACCTCCGTCAATGACCTTGTTCATTTGATTCTCTAGAACAGTGGAATAACCACGCACTCCCCATACAGTGCCATCTTTATCGGTTAATTCCACATAAGGAACTTCATCTCCGCCATACTTAGCATCCTGAGTTACGGTGCCGACGTGAGTAACAGTTCCCTGAATTCCTCGTGGTTGGTCATCTTCATTCCACGGAACCCATGCCTTAGCATCACTTTCTGACATATCAGAAAGCAAATCAAAGTCCTCTTCATCCTGATTCGGACCAGTCGGGTTAGTGTCCATTTCGGACAGTAGATCTACTTCGTTTTCTGCTACCTTTGAACCACGAGTTGTTGTTGCTGGCATTTATCCAGTCTCCTTTGTTCGTTTGAACTTGATGGTTTCTACTTCATTGATGTTAAAGAATACAGCCGCTGCGTGATCTTCGTCGGTTTCCCCTGAGAACCATTGAATGAAATGACGGAAAGCACTGGCCTTCGCACGTTCCAATTCTTCTATGCTGTTAGCTTTTTCCCAATTACGACGAGAATATTTGATAGCACCTTTGCGAAGTAACTCAGCCCAGCGAGTAAGCATTAATTCGTCATAAGGAATTCCCTCAGGAATTACGAGATCAAAAGCCGGTTTTGTATCATCAACATCACGTACCATTCCTGAATCAAAATGCAGCCGGTTACCGCTGTCTTTTAATCCGGACTTACCCCACTCTTTTTGTTTTACAGTAATTGCCGACCCCCGATCATTGCTATCGACAATTTGCATACTCTCAGTTTGACTGGGGTCCGGCGCTTCAGGTGTGACACACATCGCACCTGTTAACTCATCCGCTTCCGCAGCAGTCAAGACTTTATGTAACTGGAATTTAGAGCAATCGCAATTGTCGCACTTATTGATACCTAGGGCGTGTTGCCCCCTGTTGTGTAGGCAAATGCATCTAGTACTAGAAAAAGGAATTAACGGTCCTGAATCCGTGCCTATTGTGGCAGCCATGATTTCTCCTCAGCATTGATCGCACGATCATCAATATATGCAGCATATAACGGTTTTCCACATTGAATTTCCTTGTATGGAATGCCATAATGTTGTAACCATTGCTCAATGATTGCGTAATCAGTCCATGGTCTAGATGTATGAACAAAGATCTTATACCCCATTGCTACTAAGACTTTTAGTTTGTCCACATTGGACCAAATAGGGTCACCAATTTCCGTGGTCGGATTATCAGGAGTCCATAATGGTTCTGCCAGTGTTCCGTCCAAATCTACCCCAACCCAGATTAGTTTAGACCTCAATGGTTGAGGCTTAAACTTATTCTCTTCTTCCTCGATTCGAGCTTCTAGTTCAGCTAACTTTTTCTCTGCCTTGTCGGCAAGGTCTTTAGATAGAGGTCTATGAATTTCATCCACAGTAGACCAGTCACTTCTCATATTTCAAGATCATCTCCGGGGATAGAAAAAAGGGCCAGGCTTTTCAGCCTTGACCCTTTAATCACAAATACATTCCAGTCGGGAAATCGAACGGGCCCTTACCCTCGGACTCTGCTCGTTTCTTGGTATGAACGTCACACGTACAATTCGCATCTAGCCAATCAGGACTTGGACGCCAATTAGGATCGTCTTTAAATCCCGGAATCTGATCCAAGCGAATTGGTCCATTTACAGTTTGCACCATCGGCAATGGTTCTTGTCCAGCAACTGGAACATTTTTAGATGGAGGCTCACCCATTTCCATCATTGACTTCAGATATTCAGACGCCTTTTCAGGATTCTCTCTTACAAGAGTAACGAATTCTTCAGCCATTTTATCGGCTGCCCATCGCTGAAGTTTATCTAGCTGGAATTCTAGTTCAAGATTCTTTTGAACCAACATTGCAACAGCCATAGACTGTGATTCAACATCTAATCCAAGAAGTTTAAGCTGTTCCTCTTGTGATAATCCTTTTTCGGCTCTCTCAGTAGGAGTCCAATTGCGAGGATCATTCTTATCTAGGGGATTCCCGAACTTTTTTACAAGGTCTGGGTTTCTCTCTACCGCGTCTGCGATAAGCTTTTCGAACTGCTCATCCATTATTAACATTCCTCCATGCCAGATACAATTCTTCTGCGTCTTTTAATCGCATGGTGACTGTCCAGTCATCCAAACTGGCTTCACCTTGTCCGTTGTGTCGCCAAATGATCCAGGGAATTGCCTCTGGATTAGATTTCGTTGCTTGCCTTAATGCTGATTGCAGGCTAACAGTATCACGAGCCTTTATTTCAATTACTAATCCTGGTGGTGGATTCAAAATATCCTCGCCAGATTCTCCAGCACCAACAGGAACAGCATAAGGAGCCAAACCATTCTGTTTCCAGCGTAAAGCGATTAGCCTCTGAGTAGCATAGCCCCGATGTTTTCGGGATTGTGCCCTTACCATCTACTAATCATGTCCTTTAGACTTGAAATAGTATCTGGCATTGCTTGCACTGTTGCTGTTACATCTTGAATTCTTGCAGCTTGCGCCTTAGCTAGTTCGCGCAGATAAAGAATTTCCTTTTCCGTACGGGCCGCAGCCTCATTGAATTCTACTTGTCTATCGCGTAATTGTTGATTCAATGCAGCGACTCGTATATTAGCAGCCTTTAATTCTTTAGAAATAAGATTGACCTTATCTTCAAGCCCACGATATTTATCGCGCTCTTTTCCAAGAATGTCTAGCTGCTGCTGTAAGCTATCTTTTTCACGAATCAAATCCTGATTAAGCTTTTGCAAATTCCGAATTCCCTTTTCCGCCGACTCAGCACGCTGAATTAAATCAGTAGTTTTTGCTTTGTCAGTTACAAAGGAGCTTCGAGATTTATCAGCTTGTGCTGCTAATCTAGCATTAAGATCTGAGATTTCGTCTTGAAGTTCAGGAATGAATGAAATCTGTCTTTTCAGATCTTCGATATCTGTTAACAGTTCATCTTTTTGATCTTTCAGTTCCTGAACTTGCTGAGCATATGTCTTCGGTTTATCAGCCATTGATAATCTCCTCTAAAGCATCGGCAATTGCTGCTGGATACCAATCTTCAGGAGTTTTTCGGATGTTACCAATCATGATTCGAAGATCAGTAATCAATGACCCTAATTCCTGTCGTAGCATTTGAGTTTCTGAATACAGTTCATCATCGCTTGGCAATGAGTAAGGGGGACTGACTTTCACTATTTGTGGAGTCTGTGTCATTTTCTTCACCTCCAAGCATCTGCCATGGGCTTTCTACAATAGTTCCAGTTTCCATGAATTGTCTAACTAATTCTGATCCGAACTTAATCAGGAGAACTTGAGTCAATGCCTCAGTTGCTACATCTACAGGCATGCTCTTTTCAACTAGAACAGTTTTTTCAAAAACCCAACCAGGTTTAGTTTCTGCCTGAATTGTTTTTACTTCATATTTCCACGGTGTCGGAAGGGGATTTCCTGGTGACGGAGCCATAATTGTAAGCTCAGTTTGACCATTTTCTAATTCCCTTTCCTGCCCATGCGCAGGACCACCTAAGAGAAGCACTACCATCTCCTCTGCCTCTTAATTGGATACTGATTAATAGCTGGACGAACTACTTTCTTTGCTCTAGTTCGTTTCCACTCAAGTGATCCCCGAAGTCTCTTGAGTTGTTCATACTCCATGTCTGTTGTATCAACTGGAATCAATGCGAATCCTTCTGGGCGTAGCCACAAAGCATACGCACCAAGGATTTCTGGCATTGGTTTTAGGATATCTTCCTCTTCATCCCACCATGATTCTGCTTTTACATAAGCAGTCTGTTGCAATGAAACAGATTCCCAAACTCCAGAAGCACCGGACTTAGTATCTACGATTACGAGATCTTCACTAATCTTATGAAGAATAGCGGCCATATCAATTCGACCAGCGTATCCAACTTCCTCATTCCACACCACAGTTTCGAGCATTACTGGTTCTACGTCGAATTCTTTTAGAAACCGTACGTAGTTCCTCAGATAAGGCATCGTCCCTTGAGGCATATCGTCAGCCTTAGGTTTTGTGTTTGCTTGTACTGCTCTAGCAACTGTTTCTGCATAATGATGAACACTGGTTCCTTCTTTAGCTGCTTTATCTGCATAGCGAGAACTGGCATTCTTAATCTTATCAATGGCTCGAAAACGACCATCCTTTTCGGACAGTAACTCTTGAACCTCATTGATATTATCTACTGCCCATTCTGCTGCAAGTCTTGCGGCCCAAGGAGTTAAGGCACCCTTGGGCATCATGTCGACTATTGCTGATACGCCTGGAACTTCAGTCTTAGTATTGTTATTTCTATACCATCGCTGCTGGTCTTTACCAGTTCCTTTATAGACGTTTCCAATTAAAGGCAAATGTACTCCTTTCTTTAATGAGTCGACAGAACAGGAATCGAACCTGTGACACCCGGAGCTTCAATCCAGTGCTCTACCGTCTGAGCTATCTGCCGTTGACGAGACGCATTAGTTTCATGGTGTTTACCATGTTTGGAATCGAACCAAATCAATTTGTTTTCTGAGAACAAATATCTGCCTAAGGCATTGCTGTAAGCGTCTCTATTAAAGGTGTCGTTATCTTACAAGATAAGTCACCAGTGGCGGGAGCGGGATTCGAACCCGCGACCTTCGGGTTATGAGCCCGTCGCGCTACCTAACTGCGCCATCCCGCTATGAGAAGTAGTGATTATTGCTCCTGTGCCGTATTCGTAAATCGGAGACAGGTTACAATTCTAATACTCCGGAGCACTACTTCTATTAAAACTAGACACATAACTTTTAGCGCTCTACCATTGAGCTAACCCCCCAAGAAATGGGGGATGTGGGAATCGAACCCACTACCTCTCTCTTATCATGAGAATTGTTATAAATTGCTGTTCGTGTCTAAGTGGCATGTCAAGGAATCGAACCTTGGTAGCGTGCCGCACAGGATTTACAGTCCCGTCTCTGTCCCAGCAGCCATGCCTTGTTTTATCTAGACCCGATTAATTAACTGTTAAACTGTCAGCAGTGCTGCTCTGTTTTCTGTAATTAAGATTGCTGTTAGGGTCTAAGGGTGGAAGACGGGATTCGAACCCGCGAGAATTAGAGCCACAATCTAATTGCTAATGCCGCCGCTTCATCCACCATGAGGAATTATGTAATTCCCAGTACGACTAGAGGGATTTGAACCCCCGACACCTTGGTTCGTAGCCAAGTGCTCTGTCCAGACTGAGCTATAGCCGTATGTGCCCGATATATTTAATCCACTACGTTTACCCTCGGGACCGGGGTGGCTTTTAACTAGGCACATTACTTTGTGTTTGAAAATACTGGAGTTGAACCAGTTACCTATTGTACCATAAACAATTGCTCTACCAAGTGAGCTAATTTTCATAAAGAAAAGTTGCTGTGAGTGCCTAATAAGATTACTTATTCCGGGTTAACTGTACTACCGTCATCCCATTTGTTATTTGTCCATACGTTTCCGGCGCGTGATGGATTGAAGTCAGTAATTGCACCCCAAGTTCCACACTTGTTATTGGATCCACGCTCGAATACGTTGTTCTTGAACACGATGTTAGTTGCATTGCTTGGATCACTTGAAAATGGCTTACCTTGCGTGTCTCCACCGTAAGCACAGAATCCAAGTCCAGCAGGATTTGCAACAAAGTAATTGTTATCGATAGTGTTATTCTTAATCGGTGCAAAGTCTGGATAACCAGTCATGTCTGCCGAACATCCAATCTCACTATCGGTAAGATCAGTCCAGTCACATTGAAGTTTGTTATGAACAAGTGTTGCATTCTGCTCTACACGAATGGCCGACGCGTGTTGTGCGGCTTTTAGATCAGTGCCATGCACATAAGTATCGTGAATCGTACAATTCTTTTCACAATACATTCCACGGTTACCACCAATTACTTCAAGTCTCAGGGCAGTAAAATCATGAGAGCCGACGCACATACACGCATCACGCTTTCCATTCTTTACGATTGAGTCCTGAATAGTAAACGAACTAGTCACTCCGTTATCATAATTGCTTACCTCGCCATTGATAACTGAATTCTTGATCACGACCCCAGTTGTACGAATATCGAGATCACCATTCACAGTCTTAGAATCAATCACTGTATTCGGAGCAGTAATCGAAAGAGATCCTGTGTAATCAGTCAACACAGTACCAGTTACCGGACCAGTATTATCCGCACTAGGCCAATCGGCCGGGGGATTTGAAGTTGGTGGTGAAGTAGTTGGTTCTGTTGTTGGTGGCGTAGTAGTTGGCTGAGTTGTTGGAACTGTGGTCGGAAGAGTAGTTGGTGGAGTTGTTGAATTTGCACCAGCAAAAGCAACCCATGAGAATGTAACAGGCTTAGAAACTACATTTCCTCCGCCAGCAGTGTATGCGTGAACCTTAAAGGTAGTTGCAGTAAACGCATAAGCATTAGCGAATCCGCCGCCAGCTTGAATGGTTACTACTACTGAATTAGGAGTAGTTCCTAAGTCATGATTGACCGTACAGTATCCAGTTGAATTAGTAGTACAGGTTGCTGTTCCAGCAACACTAGTAGCAATAGGAGTTGCACTTGCTACTCCAATTCCATTAAACGCTAACAGTACTACTGCAACTAGAGAGCCTAATAGTAGTCCGATCTTTTTAATCAAGGAATGGTTACCTTTCTTATAAGGGAATGGGGCAGCTAGTAGATACAACCCTTAACTTGCTAGCCTTTACCGGTTTGTCGGCCCCATTCTTTACTCCTTAGCTAAGGACAATCTGCGAGTAGCGCTCACCGTTAAGAATGTCTAGCATGGACTGGACCGGAGTCTTTCCTTCTAGAACATAACGAAAAGTGCTCTGTGACAAACCAGAAACCAAGGTCACATTGGTTTGTGCCGCAGAAGTTGGAACATTACTGTTTCTCGATGCCACATTCCAGAACACTACGTGAGGTAGCTGGAACCCAGCAGCATCGAACTTTCTCTTTGCCGCTTCGTAATTGGTTTCATTTCTTCCACCTCTTACGGAATCAAATTCCATGTCTGAAATGATATAGATAACCTTAGGGACGTCTTCAGCATCAGCACCAGCACGCTTTGCAGCATCGAGAATCAAATCAAATACCTTTTCGATATTGGTATTGAATCCCCAATTAGTAGTGCTAATGTTGCGCAACTTTTCCATCAGAGTATTCCCACGAACTGCTACCAATTCTGGACTCTCTGAGAAAGAGATGAAGTAATTTTTGAATGCACCCTCATTGTGTTCCGCAAAGTACAAGGCAAGAGAGGTCGAAACATCCATTGCTCTGGTACTCCCCGAAATGATCGCTGTCATTGAGCCCGAAGTATCGGCAACAACAATTGCATTTCCACCATTTGTGTAATCAGGAAGAGATTTCCAGATTGCATTGGCCGCATTGTCGTTTCCCTTTCGTACGACATCCAAAACTTCGTAAGTCGCAACAGTTCCAGCATTCATCTTTGCATCACCCTTGATAACTGCTCCGAGGAATTCCTCATAGCGAGTTTCGTCATGACGCTTGAATGCCTTTGTGTGCTTACGTGATGCCTGAGAAGGAAGCTTACCGTAATCAACAGAGTCCCAAGAATTGGTACTCATTTGCTGTTCCAGTAAACCAATGTGCTTACGCAATGCAACAACAGTCTGACGGTACTTCTTGTTAGAAATGCCCAAGTCTGTTGCAATCTGTCGCGCCATCACACGAGAATTCGCGCTCGAAGCATTCTCCGAAGGAAGCCACTTCGCCATTAGCGAGATTGACTTTCCTGCTGCACGATCCAATGCGTCCAATTCCAACTGGTTACGGATCATCTTTAAGGCAGTCTTATTCAGGCCACCAAATCCATAAAGAGAAATAACATCGTCCCAGCGACCGTACTCAGGAACAAACCCGATCACCTTCTCAGCAGCGCCGAGATCCAATCTAGTTAATTCCTTAAATAGCTCACGGAACAAGGTACGTTCTCCTTGTCCGCCGCGAATGTCACGCAAATAGAATAGCGCACGAATTGCTAGCTGACGATCTTCCTGGAAAGCCTTACGGAACAAGGTCTTTGCACCAGCGATATCGTTACGCTTCGCTCCCGCAAGAGCAAAGAAATCCAGCACTGCATTTGTAGTTGTTGAATGAGTTACAGCACCGTTTTCGGTGCGTGCAGTCTTAGTTCCTTGTGACTGCAACTCGGCTAGAAATGATCCCATTTCGCTACCTTCCTTATCTTTGTCAAGATGATTGGGATACTTTTATTGCTGTCTTTAATTCTGTAATATCTCGCTTAAGAAGTGCACGCTGCTCAGGAGTCTTTCCGATGTTGTTTAGAGCCTTATCTAAAGCGGTCAATCCCTTTAAGATGCTACTAGCTATTTCAGCATCTAAGGCTACCTTAGACAAGATTAAGCACCAATCTATTTATAACTGATTCTTGTCTATCGATTTCTTCTAAAAGAAGTCTAATGTCGTGAACTGCTGTTCTCTTATTGAGCTTTTCAGTTTCACCATAATGTGTGTATCGTTCACGAATCTCTAGTAACATTTCTTCGCTAAGCATTTCCCACACCTATAGCATTTGCCATGCGAATCCATTTTCTCTAAATGGTTACCTTTTAAATAGCACTGAGTAAATTTTTCCCAATACCAAAGGACATGGTCCCAAACCATTCCAACTTCATGTTGTTTCACGTCGGGTATGAAGGACTCGAACCTTCCGCCTCACGATCCCAAATCGCGCTATCTACCCCATGATCTAATACCCGTTAAACTAGACAGCTTATCTTTTACAATGCAATATATTGTTTGATAAGTGATTGCTGTTGCTGTCTAAGCACCACAGTAAGGACTCGAACCTTAATCTACATCGGTTTTGGAGACCGGAGCTTTCCCAATTAAGCTACTGTGATAAAAAGTGCATAGGTTGAGAACCGTCTATGCCCGGTCAATGTTTACCTGAGTAGCTAATTCAGTCACCATTTAACTCTCGCTGGCTCACATGGATTCGAACCACGATTCTAAGATTCAAAGTCTTCTGTCCTGCCGTTAGACGATGAGCCATTAATGAGGGTTCCAATTCTGTAGCCGGATTTGATGTCTCTTCTATTTCAAAGAGGACCGACATAGCGTCACGTTACCCACAACTACTCACTTGAGCCACTAGTAGGATTCGAACCCACGACCTATCGCTTACAAGGCGATTGCTCTGACCAACTGAGCTATAGAGGCATTTCCTAGACACATTTTGGCTTCTTATTTCCAGAATATTAGGGTTAAGAATAAAGTATTGCTGTAAGTGTCTAATATATCGTAGAGCAGACGGGACTCGAACCCGCACAATACCAGATTGAAAGTCTGGCCACTTATTCCAATTTGTATACTGCTCCAAGTCGGTATGTAATTGGCTAGCCTGCACATACCAGACAGGCGGATAAGACGTATATCGCGACCTCATTCTTATCCGAACAGTTCCTATGATAAAGTAGCTAACTTATATCGGTAACTGTCACCAAAGCTGCCCATCCTAGATTCGAACTAAGAATGAAGGATTCAGAATCCTTAGTGTTGCCGTTACACCAATGGGCATTAATCAGAACTACCAGTAGTAGATTCCCTGATCCTGGCAGGGTCTATTCCCAACTTAGGGTTGCTTCGCCGAACAGGGCAACGGCTAGGCGACCACTATTACCAGATTATATCTAAGAGCTGGAATTGAGCATGAGAACATCTGAAGTATTCGAGAATAGAAGCAGCAAGGTAATGGGGCTAGGTTTCCGTATTAAACTGCCATTGTTACTGGGTATCGACACGCTACAAACCTAACCATTGGGTGCCTGAGTAACTTTTCGCAATTTTTCTATTCTCTCTGAGATTATTCCAACATCTTGTAAAGTGCACTCGGAACGTGTTTCCCATTGCGGAAGCTGAGGGAGTCGAACCCCCAAGAGTGTTACCTCTGCTGTTTTCAAGACAGTTTCGCTTGCCAATGCTGAAGCTTCCATTTTACCTAGACACAATATATTCACCCTTGGAATGGATTTGAATTGCTGTGTGTGTCTAAAAAGAGCCACCAGTAGGAATTGAACCCACGACCTGCTCATTACTAGTGAGCTGCTCTGCCGCTGAGCTATGGAGGCATTAATCAATTACTGGTAAACCAGAAATAAATCTTTGTAAGTCCCATGGATAAACCACGCCGCCATGCTCTGGGCAAAGCGCCATTGTTTGTCCATCCATCCAATTGTAAAACTCCTGTGTACGATCTTTTAAGGCATGTTCGATTTCTTCATACGTAATGCCTAATTCACATTGTCTAGTTCTCATGCTCTCTCACCAGGATTCGAACCTAGATCCAGCGATTAACAGTCGCGCGCACTACCCTTATGCTATGAGAGAAAGACTGGTTTCCTTTAGTTTTGATTTGTGGCTGATGGGAGGAACAATTCCCGGGATCACTCAACCTATCAGTTACGCGCAAGGAACAAAGAAACCAGCAAACAAACAATTGCGCAGCTATCTAGACTACATTAACAAAGATTCACCGGGATCGATAAGTCTTTCTGGTTCTAATTCTTCTCTGCACTCGTCACAAATAAGTGCTAAAGGAGAGATCATTGTCGAACAATCTTCAAGGTAACAAATTGAACAAACTTCAGTGAAGCTGCGACCATCTTGGTCAGAAGATCGACTATATCCACATTCAATACATTCGATGATAGATGGCATGGGACCATTCCCCGTGATCATGTTGCGTAATAAAAATATCAGCTACTCGGCGATCTGCTGGATTAGCAAAATCAGAAGTTATTAAGTAGCAATAGAATTCATCGTCAGTAATTCGTAATTTAGCCCAATTACCAATCACTACTCTAAATTGTTCCCAGGTTTCCATTCAATTATTCGCCAGCTTTCTATAAGCAGTACGATTAAAAAGCATTGTTACAAAGAGCGGATACAGGGAATCGAACCCTGGACAAATGTTTGGAAGACACTTATGTTACCTCTACACCACACCCGCATTGTGGGAATCGGACTCGGTACATTACCCTCATATCTAGAATGACGCCCGATTCCCTAAAAGGCTCATTCCCATATTCCAATAGGCTATCCACGACCACCAATTTCTCAGGTCTAGATAGAAACTCCTATTTTCCTATAGGCTTTCACCAGTTCCAGCCACGAGGGGAATTTATTCTCTGCCGGAAAGTCAGTTTTACTAGTGCCTATTTCCCAAAAGACCTAGCTACATTAGGGTTACTGACAACCTTGTACGCCATCGGAATTTCGAAATCCGGACCCGAGGATTAAAAGTCCCCTGCTCTGCCTCTGAGCTAATGGCGCGTGTCCCCCTGCTTCACATAATTAAGATTAGCAGGGGGTAGGCGCTTCACTGTCCTGAAAACAGATTCGCCTGCTCTTGTGCACTCTCTAGCACAATTTTAAGGACTTCGGGATCATCGATATCGGTTTGAAGTCCAATCACAATCGCTTCCCCGTCTTCTGTATCTTCTTTTTTGAGAGTGACAAAAACGTAAAAAGCACCTTCAGCAAGTAGATTGAGAATAGTGTCCTTGCTACGATCTACGTCAGTTGGTTCTATTACTGTGTTAACTGCCTCTGGCAGTGCCATTTCTTCTCCTTAATAAAGGAAACTAGTTTCTAATTGCGTACGCCCTGAGGGATTTGAACCCACGACCCGAACATTAAGAGTGTCCTGCTCTACCGCTGAGCTAAGAGCGCTTGACGAGAATAACAGTTCATAGTGGATCAGACTATTGATATCTGTTATTCTCTCCTCTATTTTATTTCCTATTGCGAAAGAACGGTCCTCTAGAATACCTTTTCCTCTGGAAATACCGACAGAGTCTCGGCCGTTTTTCACCTTTATGTATCCACACAAGGATTTGAACCCTGAACCAACACTTGATAAGAGTGCTGCTCTAACCATTGAGCTATGTGGACACGAAGTAGGGATAGAGGGAATTGAACCCCCGCATACGAGTTTATCGGACTCGCGCCTTAACCACTTGGCTATATCCCAGTGAGTTAGTCTTTCCTAACAGTCAGGCGGGCTTTTTAGATGTCTAACGGTCCCTACCTTTACCGAGTACCCGACGAGGGAATCGAACCCTCACATCCCTTTCAGGATAACAGATTTTGAATCTGCCGCGTCTGCCTAGTTCCGCCACCCGGGCATACGGGCTAAAGCTTTTTAGCCCAATCTTCAATTAAATCGGATACTTGACCAATTTGATGATTAGCAGTACCAAGATTATCAATAGCTAGAGTAACAAGGGTACTAACAGGCGGTGCACCAGTTCCTAGGCTATTGACAATGTCTTTAATTTGATCAGCCATGTCTAACAACTCCAGAGCCTTGGTATGAAACTCATTAGCTTTGAAATATATGGCTTGTGAACGTTCTCTTATTTCCGCAGCATCAATGAAGGACACAGGCATCCGCTCCGTTGATCCCTACTAGCTGGTACCGATCTTTACGAATCATAAGGTCAGTCATCGAAACCGGGTAAATATCTTCACCACAGGATCTCATATCCGTTTCCCAAATACGAGTTAGGATCTCGTTATGGGCGGCGCTTTCTGCGATTACCTGTAGCCAAATAAAGGTCGGAATACCGTGACCCTCATATTTCAGATTATCATTTAGGAAGATTGCTTCCCATTCGCCACTTTCATCTTTTACGTGATCAATAACAAACATGTACCCGACGTGGGACTCGAACCCACACACCTTAACAGGTAAGGGCTTTTAAGGCCCCCGCGTCTGCCATTCCGCCACCCGGGCAATGGGGAATCACTTCCCCGGACCACCTTTAGCCGAATTCTGAGATCCAGGTTTGTTGTGCCGAACATTCGGTACGCCATTTCCGTTTCTCACATATCCGTTCGGAGATTCTGATTCCCATACCTTGATACGGGCAACCAATCCTCCACCAGCTTTACCAGTGCCTTTACGGTTAGGCATTTTGTCCCCTTAATTGATTTCTTTCTTCTTATTGTGCGGAACCAATAGGATTCGAACCTATGGAACCTTTCGGTTCTACGGTTTAGCAAACCGCTGCATTACCGCTCTGCCATGATTCCAGCGCCGGGAAATGGTGTGCACTATTACCGTATACAAGGCAAGAGTTACTAGGCCATCCCGACGACAACCGTTCACTGCTGAACTGAATACAGCATTTCCATTTCCCTTCCATTTACCAGGCTGGATCGACCTATGACTATGTTATTTTAGTTTTTGGAAAGAGTCCAAAACATAGTTAAAAACCACTCTCGTAGGAACGGAGAGACTTGAACTCTCACTCCTTACGGAACTGGATTCTAAGTCCAGCGCGTCTGCCATTCCGCCACGCTCCCAGGAAGGGATCACAAATGATCCCGATATTCTGACATATTCTTAGTTACGGTACCGACACTCGCCATCATTTTTAAAATGTCATTATTCAATGCAGTTAATGCTCGAATAGTGTCAGCAATTTCTATGCCATCAGACGTAATTGCAATTTCTAATAACTCGCCTTTCATCTCTTTGAATTTACTATCTGCTTCAAGGAGACTTAATAAGGCTACGGCATTATCGTCCAGCAATTTCTGGAAACGATTACGCATATAAGCAGCGTCAGACATGAGGTAACCAATCCTGTAACCTTTCTTTAACATGTCCGACTACCTCATGATCTACTGGTAAATTCTCACCAATACCTGGTGCTATTCGTGCAGCGGTTCGAATATAGGGATTCTCACTACCAAGATCTAATATTAGAATCTGCTGTTGAAGTTCGTGAATAGCTTGCTCATACATAAGTGCAATTTTCTGCACATTCTCAGTAGCTCGAATTGCACTTTGGATTTGTGCTCTTAGGCTATCTGCGTCACTCATAGAACCTGTTGCCATTCACGAATGCCTTCACTCAACCTAGTAAATCGAGTTCGAATCGTCGCTAATTCCATTTGAGTTCTGGACAGAGTTTGTGCAATTATATGTGCTCTATCCAGACTGCCCGGACCAACATTAGTAGCCAGGACCGTAATATTCGTTTTCAGATTATCGACAATTCCTTCTAAGCTACCAAGTACTCCAATTGCAGTACTCAAATCAGCTAAGGAAACGTCTAATTGTCCTCTGGTTTCGGCTGCATCTGTCACGTAGGCATAGAGGGATTTGAACCCCCGACCTTCTCGGTGTAAACGAGTTGCTCTCCCACTGAGCTATACGCCTTTAAAGATGTCGCGGGAATTCCTCGGAGATTCCCCACATCCACTGCCTTTTAACGCGGCGCAGTTATTTCCTTTAATACACGAGGAATGTTCTCGCATTTATTGCTTTACGGATTACTCTCCGTTGTATTCGCGAAATGTACGAACTGCCTTTGGGAACACGTTTACAAAAGCTTCTTCTAGAACTGCTGCGACCAATTCAAACAGGACGCGAGATCCGAGGAACTCTTCTGCCCAAACATGTTCTTTGTTCGGAGAAACCCAAACCTTAAGACCTTCGCTTCCGTCAATACGACGAGAATGAGGATCTAGCTTATCGGTTTCCAACCATTCTTTCTCAGCCCACGTCAATGGACGCGAAAGCTGTACACGAATACGACTTTTCACGACTTTGGAAACTGGTTCCTCAACCGGAGTCTTTGTTGCTACCTTCGAGTGATTAGCTTCTGACCAATTTTCCGTTTCAAAAGACACGGATTTTGCTGGTTCTGGCCATACATAACTTCTACCGTCATAAGGAACTTCTCGTACCTTATTGCTACCGAACATTTTCCCATTCCTTTCACTAGTAAAAGGGAAAAGCGCGATCTCAACGGGATTCGAACCCGCATAACCCACCGTGACAGGGTGGTGCTCTAACCGTTAAGCTATGAGACCATGGAGCCCATTTCTGGGCTTTTGTTTTTCAGTTGTTGTTTTCGTCTGAGGGATGCGGAAGTCCTAAGACAGTTCGCAATTCTCTCTGAGCTGCCTTTTTCCCTGTCTCATAACCCTGTTCACGAACAGCGTCAACAATTTCCGCCAATTCCATTACGCTTTCCAGATCAGAAGTGGTTAGATCTGAAGGCTTTTCAACACGCGCATCGAAACAACTGCAACCAGCAGCATCCCAATTCACAGAAACAGTTCCATCAGGATTCAACGATTCTACAGTACCAGTATCGAATACTCGATTAGGAACCCACGTATCTTGATCGTTTACCCAATCCCATTGACCAGAAAGCAGATTAACTGCTACATAAACCGGGGCACCAACCGTTAGCTGATTACCATCGGAATCTAGCCATTCTGTTGCATCGGCCACTACCGCTACCTCAGCAGTGGTTTTTTCTCTCAGATCTTCTGCGAGATTACTCATTTGCTTTATGAGCCCTATCTAGGAAAATGGTTGCTGGACATGCTTCTGTCCAAACACCCTTGATTAAAGCACACCACGCAGTGCGCTTTTTACCTCTACCACTCACCAATACGAATTGGCGAACAGTCAGTCCACATCGTTTGCAAGTGCTCTTTCTTTCCATTCCTTACGGTCCACCAAATCCCATTCAAGCGCGTCTGCCTTTGCCTGATGGGCATTGGTGACAGATTCACCTAGCTTCTGAAGAACCAGGAATGAATGAGCAATTCCTTTGATCGCCAAAGCAGTAAGTGCCCAGCCAAATAGGCCCCCAGACACAAAAGCTGGAATGAATAAAGCTACAATTGCCGACACCCAAATACCAGTGCACATATGACAATGAACTAGGTATCTAAGCTTGTAACTCCACCAATTATTATATTTCTCGTGTACCTTATCGCAACCTTCACGAACATCACGGAAAATCTCAGCTTCCACAATGGTCGATGTTGCAATCCATGCTGCTAATCCTGCTAGTAAAAGCACTACGATTGCCGTCCTATGGAATTAATCGTGTGATAAGCTGGCACATTTTTAAGAACTTTTGATTCTTTTTCCATGTGTTGCTCCCATTCCGTTAGTTCTCTGCCTCGGAAATGGAAAGTAGTTGTCACCCAGGGATTATCCGGCAACTCAGCCGGACCATTAGGTAAGAGCGCTAAAAGATCTTTACGATTACTTTCTTCTAACTCCGCGACTCTATCTCTAAGTTTAAAAACTTCATTTCTTAATCTCTGAGCATCTAGTGTGTTTTTGAAATCTAAATGAGGTGAATATCTAGATTCGTAAGATACTATCTCAGCTCTGAGTTTTTTATTTTCAGCCTCTAATGTCTGAGTAGTATTATACCAACTCTCCAACTCCTCATAGGAAGAGTTAATGACTGGTAATTTGTTTTTAGGTAAAGGAGCTAGCTCAATAATACCCCGACTACTCTTTACTTTCTTAGATCTTTTTGGAATTGTTGGTAGACCCATAAGAAATAAAACCGCTGCAAACACTAGAAAAGTCATAACAAATATCACTGAAACCTCACATTAAACAAAATTGCGTAATGATCGGTACGTTTACCTGTGACTATGTTTTCCACTAGCAATCGACCACTGTCCGGTCGATCAGGACTAGGATATTTTGTTACTCTGAGGAAACGGTATCGCCATCTATTTCTAGATGGTCCCTTTTCAGAGGCAGCCATCGGATGAGTAAGAACCTCACTGACCTGCAATTCTCTAGTTCTATTACCGTTTCCAGTGACAGGGTGTTGAGTCTTGCTCCCCAACTGGTTACCTCCTAATTATGACAGGGGAACGGCGCTTCACTTCCGAGCAGCACGTCTAGCTCGCTGTGCTTCAGTTTTACAAGCTTTGCAATTTCGACGACCAGCACCGTTGAGTGAGATATTGTCCACCGTCATTTCGTGCAAACCTTTTGAGCACATTTCTGGTAATCCAGAAAGTCCTTCTGGTGCCTTTAGTCCTGCATTAATTCTTTTGATTTCTGCTACAGGAACACCAAACTCTACTGCAAGAACAGCGACATCCGCTTCATTATCCACGAACCCCATATCCTGTAATTGCAGAGCGATACGATATCGCAGGATTCCTTTATCTTGTTCAAAAGCTACTACTTCGTCCGTTGAAGTCGGACGATTCATAGGTTCGGTAGTTACTTCCCTGAATTCTTGGCACCCAGAACACCACACCCAATCACCATCATCGATTGGTGTACGTGATTGAAACGTATGGAGATGGGCATTCTTGCCACATCCCAAATCGTATTCGTAATAGGGCACTGCTAAGTAGAAATGAATGGGGGTACGAGTATCCGCTTTTCCCCGCGCTGATCTACTAGCAGCAAGAGATTCATTGTAACCACTACCCATCTCTCACCCCAATACGTCTAATGGTTTGCTTTCCATAACAGCCAATAGTTCTGGGAGTTCTGGTCCCCTTCTTTTGATTCGGGCGACCACTGTATTTAACTTTTCCCATGTTCCCGTAATTTCGACTACTGTATTCCCTTTCTCTCTATGATCATCGGGTGTGTAGTCCAGTCCTAATACAACGCATTGAATTACTACGTTATTCCAGGCTGCTTTCGGAACATCTAATACTACTACTGCCACGGGGTATTCCTACATAACGGTGGTGCATGAAACCCCTTTGAATCCAGGCATTGGAGATTCAGAATCCTTTTTAGATTCTGTGGGATTGGGACTCCCATTCTCAGCTCCCCCTAACTCTTGTAGCTTTTTCCTATAATATTCGATGTCTGATTTGGCCTGACCAATCTTTCGCATGTACTCAGAGAATTCAGCCGGGGCATACACATACCGACTCAACAAATCCCAGACATGATTGACATCGAATTCGGCTGCCCTAATCAGATCCTCATACTCAATTCTGAGTAGATTAAGGTACCTTTTTCCCGGTGACATTTAGCCTCCTTTGTAGAGTAATACTCTAGGGAAATGCTCAGGGATACCCTAAGCACAACCCAAGGATATTAATCCTCACTAACTACCTGAAGATTACCATTGAAATCGCCATCGTAATCCAGGAGCTTAGCCTTATCTAGCTTCGCTTCGATAGCTGCTTCAACCACTCGGCTAAGAGCACCATCCACAGTGACCTTATCGCGAGTACCTTCCTGAGCATCGTTCATCAATTCGAGCTGACGACGTAGGCCCTGAGCAGCACGTACAACGTCGTCAGTTTCGATGGTGAATTGCGCACTACCGTGATTTCGAGAAACCGCATAGCGAACTGCACGGTTTACAGCCTCGACCACAAATGCCGGAAGGAATCCATGCATTTCAGCGAACACGACATCGTAATCGACGTCTCCGAGAACCGAAGTATCCACATTGGCTCGAATAGCACGCTCGATACCGTTACGGTCGAGGTCGGCAATATGAATGATGGAATCAATTCGACCAGGACGCATAACACCCTTCTGAATCTTTTCCACATGGTTCGTAGTGAATAGTGCCAGAACACCATTAGTCTTATTGCTGATTCCGTCAAGCGCATCGAGCAACTTCGAGATGTGTCGATCCGAACCATCTGTTGCAATCGTATCGATATCCTCAAATTGCACAACCGCAGGAGCATAAAGCTTTGCAGTATTGAGAACATCGAATACGTTATCCTTGCCAGGACGGGCGATAATGAATGTCCAGCCATGCTCTTCGGCACGCTTTGCGGTCAAAACACCAGCGAGAGACTTACCAGTACCATACGGACCTTCAAGCAAAACTGCCCGCTTCAGAGGAATTCCCAACTTGACCATGGTGTCAGTATGCTCGATCAGGCCCCACAGATTTGCATCGAGCTGAGCCAATACGTCATCGGCGTAAACAACCTTGGATTCGTCCAGCTTGGACAGATCCAAGAATTCCGGCTGCTCAGCGCCATTGAACGCCTTACCCTTGTAAATCGAACGATTCTTCAATTCATCGGCTACCACATCGAAGAATCCTTCAAGTGCCTTTCTACGCTTCTTAGGTGCAACTACCGAAAGGTAGAAAAGTGATCCGTACTCCTCATCACCCATTGCACCGAGAGTGAATTCAGCATCCAACAGAGGCATGGAAACTTTACCCCATGGAACTTGAATCGTCTTATTCGGGCCTACTGCAATGGAAATACGCTTCGGAGGTCGCGGCCCAAAGAAACTTTGCGTAGCCTTTCCGAATCCAGTAGTACCGAATACGCGATAAAGCGCCCGATCAAATGCCGCAGCGCCGTCCCATGGACGATACTTGAAGTCACGACCGAATTCGAATTCCTCTTCCTCTTGCGCATGCAAATCGTGAAGGAAATCAGCAGCGGCGTCGAGATTACCGTCGAACTGTGCCGGAAGAACAATCTTCGTTCCTTCGAAAACGATTCCATCTTCCTTTACAGTTTGCGCACCCAGGGCATCAAGCGCAGCCAATGCATCCTGCTGCAATCTTGCCTGCTGCGTATTCTGCTTACCGAAATCAGAAAGCAGACCTTCGAGAAGCTTACGCTGGAAATCGGAGTCACTAGCCATTTGTTACAATTCCCCTTTCCCGGGATTAGAGCCCTAGAGCGTATTGCTCTAGAATTTGATCTACTTCAGTGAGTAGTACTTTTGTAGGTGTCTCAATTAGGGGTTGAAGTTGCATTCGAATAACAGCCGAAATCTTTTGCAGATTATTGATCTGGAATTGAATTCGGTCACGATATTCTGTTACATCTTTTGTTGCAATGTAGATCTTGTTCAGCGAATCTACAAGATCAGCATTGAGCGATCTCTCAGCAATCGCCTCAATCTGCTTAGCCAAAACCTTCAGGGATTCAATCTGCCTAGTTGCATGATTACGAGAATCTAGCAAATGGATAACAGCATCATTTATCTGACTAATTGTGTCCTGCACATTAGCTGTCGCCAGTGTACCGGAATCCCTTGCTTGGCTTAGAGTCTCAGCTACTACTCTAAGTGCTGCACGTATTTCTTCGGCATCGGTCATAAGTAATCTTGACGCTTACGTGCTTCCTGCTCACGAACCATTCGTTGCAATTCCTCGTTACGTCTTCGCAACTGTTCCTGACTAGTTGGAGGAGCTGGCCAATATTGAGCATGCGGATGATTTGTAAGATATTGACGAATGCTCATAGGTAAGATTCCTGCTTGTTGACTCAGCAATCTGAACTTAGGAGCATACACCTTTTCCCATTCAGAAGGACTAATGGAATGGCCAACCTTTTTCACTGACACACTCCATTCTTCAAACATTTTACTGATAATAACGGGATCAGTTGCTGGATTCCGTTTTACCACAGGTTTGACTTCTGATTTTACGGTACGTTGATGAATAGGATACAACGGAATCATGGAGTGAATTACTTTTGCCGCTTCCCTTGCATCATAGGCTAAGAAAATTCGTTGATGGACATCCGTAATTGAATATCGCATCTCCCAGCCGTGACGAAAACGTTCCTTAATTCCATCAGGATGATACAGTGCCCAGCCTTCGACATTGACGCCAGCCTTTTTAGCAATTGCTCGTAATCGATTGAACTGATCAAAAACAAATTGCCAACCAACTGGTTTTTTACCGGAACCGGGAGTTAGCTCTTTCAATTTAACCCCTAGGGAATAGTGCTGCGATATCCTCGCAGTTTCGCTTCCGCACCAGAAAGTTTTGCTGCATCATTATCCTTATCGCGAGTTGCAACAGGAAGAATGCCAGTCATAATGTTATCTAGAGACTGTTTAATTGCATACAATTTCTGTACCATGTCTCTTTGATCGATATCCGCTTCCTCAATCTGGGTATGGGCTTCGGCGACCAATCCAATTTGCGCACTACCCGACATTGCACGAACAGTAACAGACTTCGCATCATCAATGTTATGAAGAACATCCAAGACGGTACGCACTGCATACTCTATTTCTTTACGGGCAGCATTGATTGCTCTACCAACATCTTCGAGCGCTAGAGCTTCCTGATTTCGAATCTGTTGGGCAGCAGTGTGGAGTGCTAATTCTGCTCGTTCAACTTCGGTACGCAATTCGTCGCTATCCATTTACTCTTTCTCCACATACTTGACAGAGGGAATTCTTAGGAATTACCTCTCCACATTTAAGCCAATGATATTCACTAGCTTCCCAATTTGGATTCCAGCGCCATGTACCGGCTTCTAAATGTAGAGGCTGAATAGACGCTGCTCGATCTTCCTGTTCTTCACTTTGGGGGATGACGATGACATCGCTCACAAAGCATATTCCATTCTTGTTTGGGTGCATGACACCAGTAACAACGAATTACTTCACCAATCATAATGATCGACATATGTTTGCCAAACCACCTGAAGAGTGAAAACAATTTGAAGGATTACATTCCACATGGTTTATTCTCCTTTCTACTTACGTACGCCTAGCAGGATTCGAACCCGCGACAACCCGGGGTAGAAACCCGGTGCTCTGTCCCCTGAGCTATAGGCGTAAGAGGAATAGAGAGTGCCCGTTTTCATTTACGGTTCTGTATTCTCCCTATTCCAAGTCTTACAGATTTACCTTGTAGTTATTCAGACTATCTATGACTCCGCCCCGCTGAGCAATTACACGCTCTAGCTGTTCACGCATATCGTTCAATTGTGCCAATCCCAAAGGATCATGAGAAGTCGCACGAACTAACACGATTTCAGTATGCGCCGTATCCAACATGTAAATTGCCTGCTGTACTAGATTGGCTGCATTATTGATTTCACGCTCTGCGGTATCGATCCTAGTTTTAACTTCGGCAACGTCCAATTATTACATCTCCAATAGGTCTTCCTGGGTTACAGGAGCCTTTTTCTCTTTCGCTGTTTCATTGGCACGCTGTTTGCCAGTGGAACCCAGTTTCTTGTTATTGGCTTCTCTTGCTTCCTGTTCAGCAATCCGCTGCGGCTTAAGCTTTTCGTTCTTTGCTTTGTTACGTGCGCGCTTTTCCTTGTTTTTAGGATTCATTGCACGCTTAGGGATTCCAGATGCCATCAGTTTACCCTTTCTCGGTGCGAAGAACTGCCACAAGAACAAAGAGGATTAGCACTAGAAGACTGATTGAGAACAGAATCCATGCTAGTGCTAATCCAGGCATGCTACCTAAGATCACTAGGAGCGCTAGCACTAGCCAAGTCACGTTACTTATTACTTGCCCAACCTTCATGATCTTAACTTCCTTTATTACTTACGAGTAACCCTGTCTCTGAACACCCTGTAACAGGGTGTAAAACTTTGACCTCAGGAAACCCCCTCAGAGGCTCCCTGAGCGAAGAAAACTACCCTACGTATGGTCTAGTAAGGGTAGCCGTTTTTGATCTTGTTAGCGTGGCTCTGAGCTAGATCAACTACTATGAGGAGCGTAGGCAGCGAGCCCGTGTTCCAGTGGATCTAGGTCAGGGATGATCGTTTTACTGATCACGTTGCCTTCCGCTACTGCCGATTTCACTACGCGGGCAGCGTGCGACTCGTTCACAAAACCACGCTCTCGCCAATACTGCCGACGCTTAGATTCTGGAGAATTTGCGTTCCGTCTCTCCGCCTCATTGCGCTTGGCTTGTCGAACAGCTCGCTTTGCTCCAGTGTTGGGACGGCCATCCTTCTTTCCGGTACCGTATCGAATTTGGTATTCGGATCGGTTAGGCATTACAGACTCCCCCTGAACCTTTCTAGCTCAGCTCTAATAGCGATGACTTGTGCAACAGATCGTTTGATATCTTCAACCACTCGATTAGTCATAATTCCAGCAGCCGAATTCACTTTATCATCAGTGGTTCGAATTGCCAAAATTTCCTCTGCTGCATCTCTTAATTCCAGAGCAGCTAAATTCAATGCTGTAATCTGCTCATTGATTTTTAGAGAAATGCCTCCAAGGTGCCCGCGCAGAATAACGGCATCATTGTCCATACTGTGTTTTCCAGGACCGTTCATTTTACGACGTCTCCCCCTAGAGTGGAGCGGCGTAAGCGTTTGCTCGATCAGCCGCACGAGTGATTTCGTTTGTTGCGGTTGTGATTTCCTGATCAGCATTGCGGAGTGCGCTGATAGCTTCCATGAGAACTGCATTATCAGAAACCGTTACCAATACGCTGATTGCATCGTTGATTTTCTGAATTGCACCGAACAATGCTTGCTGTGCCTGCTGAGCATCCGCAACAGCCGACGCTACCTTTACCTTCATTTCGGCAGCACTTGCCATTTCTTATCTACCCTCCCTTAAGGTGAAATGGTTAAAGAGACCCTATCCGGATTCGAACCGGAATACGCGGATTTGCAGTCCGCTACCTAGCCATTCGGTCATAGGATCCGGAATCAGAGAGAGCTACTTGCATTCCGTTATCTAAGAGCGTGACACATCTACCTAGGACTCTGTGCCCGCCACAATTCTGAATCATAGGAATACAGAGGTTAGTGTTCTCTTTGATTCTCTATGTTACATGACTTTATACCCGTCACCTAGGCCCATGTTATTCGGCTCTCGCCCATGCCACATTGGTGCGGCCTGTAATGGGAGAAACTGCCGCGCGGCCATCAGTCATGCTCCCATTAGCTTATAAATTCGTTGCCCATTCATTAGCACGATGAACAGAAGTGTGAATTGCCTGCAACGGTTCGTCAATCATTTTCTCTGCGGCAGCTAGCATGAATTCGACATACTCTAATTCCGGACTAACATTTCCGTAAGCAGTAGCCAATTCTTCTAACTTCGCTTTAGCTTGTCGCAGATTCAGAATGATTTTATGTGCTTCCTGATTCAAATGAGTAATCTGAATTCTGAGTTCTGTCGCGTCACTCATAGTCGTCCAAGTTCGCTAGCAACCACTCAAAGTGTTTGTTACTAAGTTCAGATTCATGAATGACATATCTAATAGTATTGAATCTTTCTCGTAGTTCCCGAGTAGATATCACTCTGCTTTTATAAGCGGCCCTTGCATCTTTTGCTAGGCGAATAGCTGCTTGCCACTCGGCTAAAGTAAACATAGAAGAACTCCCGTGACTAGAGAATAAGGAATGTTGACTCGCTCATTCCGTATCCTATCCCTTAATCTGGAATCGATAAGCGAGTGTTAATTCCAGACTTACAGAGTGGAGAATACGGGATTCGAACCCGTCACCTCTGCATTGCAAGTGCAGCGCTCTACCAAATGAGCTAAATCCCCTCGCAGATTCCCTTAGCGTATTCTTCTCAGCTCGATTACCGCTAAGCCTTCCTACAGGGAATCTGTTCCTTGCTTCAATTAAATGTGTTTCATCAAACCGGATAGGTCTACGTGTCCGGGCTCACGGTTTCCCTCCCACCTTACCGGGACGGCTCTTCCGGTTAGTGTCCAATAGGTACGCCATCAATCTTCGCAGACAACATGGTCCGCTCGATCATCTCTACAGTGGTGAACGGGACTAGTTACTAGCTTACAGGGTCTAGGCGCTTCACTAGCTCTGCCTCGATCTCCTGCAATAGAATCAATGTCAATTGACCGGACTGGGAAGGTGGCGCCTCCCCCTTAGGTCCGACTGTGTGGAATTCCTCTTTGTCTAGAGAATTCGCGACCAACGTCAAGCCAGCAAGTAACCGGTCCCGAGTAATCTCTAGAATTTCTACTGAGTAATTCTCGAAACCAGGCATATTACTTCCCTTCTAGGGTTACTTTCTCTCCGTGCTTCTGGACATTCTGGAATGCCTCAACAGTTTCCTCGCTTCCGAAATCCTTCTCAGCATCTCGTTTAGGAAAAACTCGATCCAAGAATCGAACCCACGGATTCCTCAGTTCGCGAATCTCTTTCTCTGCTACTATCATCTTAAAGGGAATTCCTTTGAAAAGAACATTGTAAGGAAAAGTAGGCTCATTATGTTGCAAAGAGAAAACACCAACTACTTTTCCCTTGGTTCCTACTGGTACTTCAAGACCTGTCTCTGTGGCTTCAACTTTATCCCCGGCTTTGAATTTCATAGCGGATTGATCACCTTCCCCTCACGCTCGTAGCGATACAGTCCCTTTTCGAAATCTGTCTCATGAGCATTGACATACTGTGCCATTGTCAAAGGAGAATGTTCCGCTACTTTATCCCATGT